TTCCTTCGAGGTCGTTTTCTAACATGTCAAACTTCAAGTCTGTACCAATGAAATCTACTGTATCGTTGCTCAAGCAGTCACCACATTACACTATTTGTTGAAGTAATTGATTTTGGGGTACTTCAATATTCCCTTCCATATCTCCTGTATTGCAATGTAGATTGTAAACCCTGCCATAAATGCTGCATAATCAGTATCAAAATTGATTACAACGGGAGTAACCATCAGTTCTAATGCCAATTGAAATGCAGCAACTAGGATTGACATGATTAAGGGAACTAGGTACTTCTTGTCGAACACAATCATTGGATTCCCTGAGTGCTTTACCCAATAGAGATAGAACATCCAGATGAACATCCCAACAAAGAGTCCAGTGTAGTAAAATATTGCATATTCACCAAGCATATTTATTCACCACTTATGGTGAGTGTAGAGGTCTCTTAAATGTCATTCGAGAGCATTATGGACTCACCTTCTCCTTCAATGCCACAAACTCTGCTGATTCATTCAATAGAGCACCAAGTAGCTTCGGTAACAATGGATTCATCTTCTTCAGCTTGGCAACGAACCACGTAAGGAACTCTTCTTCAGTATCAAATTCTATCTCATAGTTCAGTCCAAATGCTGTTCCTTTGTATTTTGTCATGGTTCTATCCAAATCCCCATTATGTAGAGGTCGGGTGTGTTTAAGGCATCAGAATAGAATGCGACCCCCAATGAACATCCGGGCTTGATGTCAGCATCCGTCAGTGCCATTGTCTTGACATAGACTGTGTTGGTGGTTCCTGTTGGGAAATCATATGCTGTACTGTCAGCCAATACGTTTTTCCCTGCACTTACCCAGTTATCTCCTTCTTCTGTTGCTGTGACCACCCACTTCACGGAATAAGCACCGATAGCAGGCATTGTGTACATGGTTTTTATGGTCACATGACCCGTAGGCCACTCATCGGGAACTCTGAGATTAAACCTACACATACAATCATTGTCGTTTAAAGGCATGTGAATAATTGGCTGGGAATGAAATGTACTAAAGACGGCACCATTTGTAAGGTGTGGTACAAATGACGGGACTGCTTTCTGTACGTGGTGGTCATTGTAGTTAATACTCGTCAGTTCACTGTGAGCCTTTGAGCTGTGACTTGCTAATGTGTGAGCCTCGTTATGATGGTCATTTGCTGAAACATTAGCAATAGCATCATGGTTGATATTGGCCTCGACTATTGTGAATGTTATTGTGTCTGTTACTGCCGCCCCGACAATGGTGAGAATGTTGTTTCCAGTCGCCAGAGTCAGTGTATCGTCTGTCGCATCGGCCACGACATCATTGGTTATGCCTGTTATGGTCTTGAACCAGTCACCACCAGCACCACCACCTATCTGTGCCTGAACTACCCACCTGCTCGTTGATGTATCCCAAGCCAGCACATCATTGTCTGTTGGTGTTCCCTGACCTGCAAGAAAATCAATGAATCCAACTCCATTAAACCCGACCATTTCAGAACCAGTAGAGTCCTCGATAGAGTTCCCACCAATCTTGATTGCGTTTGTGAGAGCCAACGGATTCTCAGCTACGATAGCTGCAACCGCTAGAGCATTAGTATATTGAGTAATATCACAGTTGATTGTTCTACTTGCCGCTATCGTTCCGCCACCACTGAGTCCTGTCCCGGCTGTGATTGACACAGCTGAATGGTCGATGTGTCTATTCGCCACATTATGAGTATTAATCAAAGCATCAATCGCATTATCTATAGATTGCCCACCAACTATCTCGGCATCAATTACAGCTTCTACCAATGCGTCTGTGTATTGAGTTATATCGCAGTTGATAGTTCGACTTGCAGCAATGGTCCCACCACCGCTTAGACCCGTTCCAGCAGTAATCGTGACTCCACTATGAGCTATGTGATTGTCTGCTACATTGTGTGTATCAATCAAAGCGTCAATTGCGTTGTCTATAGTCTGCCCAGCAGCACATTGCTGTGTGATTATGCCTTCTACTTCACCTTGGTCAGTCTTTCCCGATATGTCTGAGTCCATGAGGACTATTTTATCACGAACCGCATTTCGGCTTGGTGCATGTGTGGTATCTGCATCCCAATCAGTAGGATAGATACCATCATCAAGGACTGCAGTTCTTGCTAATGCGTCTGTGTACTGAGTTATGTCACAGTTGATGGTCCTGTCAGCTGCTATCGTTCCCCCACCTGATAGACCCGTTCCAGCTGTGACCGATACTCCACTGTGGTCAATGTGCCTATTCGCTACGTTATGAGTATTAATCAAGGAATCAATGGCATTGTCAATACTCTGCCCATCTACCAGTTCTGCAGTGATAACGGCTTCGACCTCAGCTACAGTTGTATTGGCTGCTATCAGGGTGTCCATAGCGTTTATCTTTTCATATATTCTGTTTTTACTCGCAGCATAAGTCGTGACACCGCTCCAACCTGCACCGTATGCATCATCTGAAACCACTGCTGTTCTTGCTAGAGCATCTGTGTACTGAGTAATATCGCAGTTGATCGTTCTAGTAGCTGCTATGGTTCCTCCACCGGATAGTCCTGTGCCTGCGGTGATTGTCACACCTGAATGTGCGATATGATTATCCGCAACATTGTGGGTGTCATAAGCTGTCTTGAATGCAGACACATCAACACCATCAACATTTCCAGCTGTTATGATATTCGCCGCTGTCATATTTCCTGAAACCACAGTACCTCCTGCATTATGCATACGGATTGACTCTGCTGAAGTAGCGTTTTCAAGTGAAACAAAAGCATTGCCAGAGTCATATTGCAGCTGTCCTTTGAACACACCGTTCTCCCGAAAGAAGAACCTCGCATCGGAACCTGCTGCCGCATCGGCAATGAATGTCGCATGATCTGCGGAGTCTATCTCAATATTAAATCCAGAAACCGTCAGGCCATTTGTCAATGCCAATGGGTCTTGCCCGACTATATGAGCAAGTGCCATTGCATTCGTGTACTGAGTTATGTCGCAGTTGATCGTTCTGTCAGCTGCTATTGTCCCACCACCACTGAGTCCTGTGCCTGCTATGATTGTGACACCTGAATGGGCAACGTGGATGTCACCATCTGCTGCATGAGATGAAACATCGACACCATCGACATTTCCTGCCGTGATGATATTGGCCGCTGTCAGGTCGCCTCCAATTATTGCGACATTGCCATATACTGTTCCCCCAACGATGTCCAAAGCCCCAATTGCTTCTGCTGGCGTTCCAGAAGGTCTAGTGTTAATCAATGCAAGTTTGGCTAGGTATATCTCAAGAGGTGCCCATGAAGAACCATCGGCACTGGTGATAGTCAGACGGATTCCGTCGATGGATTTGTAGGCGACTCCATCCATTCCAGTAATCCATAATGGGACTGCGATGTTGGGTAGGTCTGTGACACCACTTCTGTCGAGGACAGTCCACCAGACCGAACCAGCAGTTTCACGTACTTCGACCTTCCATTCCTTCAGGGTGAATGCACCAGCAGACAGTCTATGACCCAGAATCTCCAGATAGAGAACATCAGTAGCGGTGATTGTCCCAGAATGGGTAATGGTAAGTACGTAAGGGAGGTCTGCCACAGTTATGAGGCAATTACTGTCCAACTGATTGTTGAACATGTTGTTCTCACCGGATGGAGTTCCACCAGTACTTCCAATTGTCCATGCAGACTGTCTATCAATCAGATAGAAGTGGTCCTTTTCTCCAGTCAGAGGGTGAAGTGTCTGAAGGACTCCCCTTCTCAATGATTGAAACTGACTCATCGTGACCGGAGCCACACCAGTATTTGCCACTTGATATGGTATGTAAGTACCGAAGACAGCACTGGTAAATGTAAGAGATGAAGCAGATATGTCACCCCCGACTGTTAGGCTATTCGTCAGAGCCAATGGATTTGCAGCTTGTACTGCCGACACTGCCTCAGAATCAGCATATCTTGTGTGGTGGGCACTCGAAGGTGCGTCACTCAGACTAGCATGAGTCCTCGTAGCCAGATCAGCAAGACTAGAACCCGTCTTGTTCAAGTCGGTCCAAGGAAGAGTACCAGTATGCGGCCCTGTGGTAGCCAAGACGTGGGATTCACTGTGATGAACATTGGGTAATCCAGCATGGGTCGAGATATCAGCATCAATCGCACTGTCAGTCTGACCTGTTGTGTATGCCCCAACATCAGACGCACTGAGTCCATGTGCCTGAAAACCATAGGTTGTGGCAGTGAGAGCCTTCAGGAAATGCCCACCTGTGAGTCCTGACACAGTATGACCAGTAGTATCTATCAGAGCATGGTTCTGTGTATGATGTACATCTGACAGACCTGCATGAGTTGTAATATCAGTATCAATGGCACTGTCAACCTGAGCTGTGGTATATGCACCTACATCAGAAGCGCTCAACCCGTGTGCCTGCCATGAAAATGTGGTTGCAGAGTCGGCCTTAAGGAAATTCCCAGCGCCCCCCGTTGCGTCTTCCGTGTGATATGCGCCAGTGAGATCGTGGGCAGTCATTCCCGCGCCAGTGGTAAGAGCAGTCCATCCGCCACTATATAACCACAACTGACCATCATCACTATCAAAATACAGGCTTCCGTTTACCGCAGGTCCGGCAGCGGATTGGGGATTGAATATAATGCCAGGCTTGGCAATAACACTGTCTGTTTTAATCTCAATGCCAGCACTCAGATTTGACACCGTGATATTGTGTTCAGGAGTGGGTAGCACACCATTGAGAATGCCCATGTACACCTTGGCATCGGTGCCAGTGGTATGTGTAGTTGCACCTCTGAATCCAAAGATTGGATCTTCATCATTGGGAGTACTATCAGAAGTTTGTTTCCTCTCAGCATACATCACCATGTATCGCGGGTACGTAGTCCCGCCTAGTTGATCATGGTCGGTCTTTGACCCGAATCCTAGATTTGGTAATGACATTATACCACCTTCACGTCTGATTGACCTGCAGTAAGTCCATGATTATGAGTCACAGCAAATGTCGTAGTCAGAATGGGCACCTGGAATATTCCATCCTTAAGGGCTATAGAGTCCGTACTGTCATTGTCACTGATAACATTGTGCGCAGCTCCAGAACCACCAAGTAATACATTTCCTGCACCAGGCGCTTCAACAACAAGATTGCCAGCACCTGTGGATGTTACTGTGAATGTCTGTCCATCTGCAGTAGCAACCGTAATCCCCCCAGCAGCAGTCCATTCAATATACGCGCCAACTTCATTCTGAATCCTTATGACGCCATCAACTGGATCTGTGTCCTTTGTAGCAGCAACAACATCTTCGCCAGAACAGTCATTCTGATTCTTTAGTCCTGCTGCCCAATACTTCTTGCCGACTGAGATTGTAAAGCCGCCAGCAGTAAGCTTGGTCCCGGTATAGTCCTTATCCAACGGTGCCATCTTGAGTAAGCCAGCACCTTGATGAAGAATGAAAAGAGTGTTAGCACCCACAGTGTCAGGTGGACTGAGAAACTTCTTTGAACCGATTGTATCCACCCAAGGATCGTAGTAGTAGTCTGTAACTGGTTTTTCATTATCAAATAGTGCAGAATATGCATATCCGCCTTCTGCACCATCATTAATGTCAATCTTAACATCAGTCTGCGAAGCATGTTCAGCCAATAACCCGAATGGTAAAAAGCGACCTCCTGCCAGTACCATTGCTCGCTGCGCAACCAGTGTTGTGCTTCCGGTAATTCCGTCAAACTCATCAAACCCACCAGTGACACCTGGATACTGATCATTAAACCTTAAAGATGAACCGCTTCTATGAATGAATGATAGATCGTCAACATGGCTGATGGGTGGTTCGTTCCCACCAGTTGCAGGAAGAGACCCCAATACGAACCAACTTCTGCCTTGGCGCATGACAAGCACTCTATCGCCACGCTTGGGGGGCGCAACGAATCCGTACTGTTGATTCATTGGATGTGCTATCTTACTGGTACTGGCCTGACCCTCTTCCGTGATTGGTTTAAATCCAAAGGACTGTAACAGACAGGCATCTCTATCAAACTTATGAACATCGAAATCCTCTTTATCGCTGATCAGACCATGATAATTGATCTTTATCCAGCCACGTCTTTCGTGGTTCTCAGCATACACCTCGAGTACCACAGATTCTGGGTAAAATACTACATCTCTCATGGTTGTTCTTCTCCTGCCGTTCTAATCCTGCGCTGGCGCATGTGTATCCTGTATATGTTGCTGGTGCCAACCAGTGAGAATGGTTCTTTGACAAGGAATGCCTTAGTAGTGAACAGATTGCTACCAATGTAATGTCTCACTTTCCAAATATAAAAGTAGTCAGCCAACTCTCCTAAGGCAAGTCTTACATCCTTCCTTCTAACAGTGGTGGGATCGTACTTCTTAAACCGTGAAGTAATGAAGTTCTTAACAGCCTTGGAAGCCTCTCTTGTGATATCTAAGATTGCATCGAAGTTAATACCCAGACCCTCATTCCCTCTAATGTCAGTAGTTCTAAGTACGTCACCCACTTTGATCTTTGGATTTTGGATCATGTATGACGATCCTCTCATGCCCCAATACTTGTATCGTTGAGCCACCGAATCAGCAAAATCCTGAGCAAATGGACCCACATCTGACTCTTCTGCCCTGTCATAGAAGTACACATTTTGAGTTCCAAACTTCCTACCATAGTATTTGATGGTCTCATCCTTTCCTACCACATGATCAACGACACCCTTTATCCCACCTTCAAGTAACATCTTGTGTTGGTCTCGAGTTGGGGCAACTACTGTCGGTTCCCTAGCCAACGGGTACGGATGATCATAGAAAACGTATATCTCACTGGCAATGCTTTCCATGTCAGAATTGAACTCCAAATGTATGTTGTTGCTACCAATCACACAATCATGTACCCTAGCTCTCTTCTTCCCTGTCTGAGGGGTCTTACCAAGCACAATATCATCTGTGAATACGCCTATTCTTCCCTGAACAGCAAGTCGGCCATGATGGTCAAAGAAAATCTGGGTTCCTGTTATGTCCTTGTCTTGGATTTGACGAATGGCATCAAGAAACGACATAAATTCCTCAGGCTCTCCCCATTCATTGAGATGTACACCATCTTCAAGAGTAGTAGGCTGAATTACATTCACCTTTACGTTCTTCGCAATGTCTCTGAACTGTATGGTCTTCCTGATCTCACTGAGAGACCTCAACTTTTCAGTGGAAGGAGTCACAATGCCCATTGCCTTCAGGATGGGTATGGGTCTTAGAAGAGGCGCAATAGGATCCCAGGTCTCAGTACCAGTTGCCCACATCAACATCAATCGCACTAGCACATCTCGCAGTTCCTCGCCTGGATACACAACAAATATTCCAGCATCCTCTTTGTCCCATAGATATTCAAATCCAAAGCATGTGACCTGAAAGCGATCACCCTGACCAATGACCTCTTTTGTGGCAGCCACAACCACACCAGTATAGTCTGGAATGATACGTTTGGGAACCCTGATAGTATCACCATATGGATGTTGTTTGAAATGGCCCTCAGGAGTCAAGAACCCAAGAGTGATCCTGAGAGGAAATCCTTCACTGACCAATTCACTACTTAACCACTTGTTACCTTTAGGTCGGTAGATTTGTTGATCTTGAAAGATGATATTAGTGATGAATCTATATGGATTTGTCAGCCCCTCATCAATCATGATGCCAAGCACGTCAGCCTTCATGTTGTTTGCACTAAAGAAGTCCAAAATCTTACTCAGTGATATCTGACTTGTGAGTGTTCTAAACAGTCCTGATATCCCAGATTCAGCCTCTTGGATCTGAATATGAAGTGGCAACCTATTGAGTAGTACCTTGTCACCTATGGTTCCAGAACTTAACCTCTTAGAAGTCTCTATTTTATAGACAGGTGTGAGTCCTGATGCCAAGGTAGCAAGCTTGAGTTTACCCTTGAGCCAATTGGGAATATTATTGAAGTCAAAACTCATTTATCCACCACGCTCAGTGCTGCTAGACCTACCATCTTCAACAGGGTTGGGAGTCTTCTGTACTCAATCATGTCGATGGTGTAGTTGATATATTCTGGCTGACCCTCAGGAACCTCAATGTCAAATTCTCTGATGATCACTTCAGCCATACCATATTCACACATGAAAGGTACAGGAACCCCTGTTCTGACAAGTAAGGTCATTAACTGAGCCTGACCAACAGCAACGTTACCAAACATGGTCTTGAATACTCCAGAAAATGGACTCTGAGATGTGCCAGCCTTAGGATCTGATCTGTAAAACTTACCTGATACAGTATATGTGGCTGATTTGCCACCAAGATTTTGAATGTAATCGCCCTCTCTTCCTGGTATGTCAAGGACAGCAATACGCCTCTTTTCATTAATCTTGATTACTTGAGCATTCAAATCCATGAAGGTGACAAGCTCTTTGATAATTTCCTTTGTTATAGCTCCAAGATCAGTTGCGTCTCTATTGGCATCTTTTGAAAACATTGCATTAATGTGAGGTGCTATACCTGTTGCAACCTTAGCGCCAACTCCAATGGCAGTAGCCGCCACAGTGCCAGCGGCAATTAGGGTTCCTGCTCTCCCACCAACCAACCCACCTAAATTTGTGCCGCCTGAAACAATACGAGCCATAAGTTGGATTGGCATTCCAATGACAGCACCCTTAGTCACATCAACCACCTAATCCTGCATTAGAGTCCCGTTCCATCTGACTGAGCAGATCATCACTGACCTTACCTTTTGTGAGCAGTGCTTGAAGAACAGACACTATGCTATTTAGTGCCCTGTCCACGTTATCAAATCTTTGGTCAGCAATGTCACCTGCTCGACTCTTTAGTTCCTCTCTGATGGCACCAATGATTAAATTGGTCTGAATCCCGCCCGCAGCTAATGCCTCTACTCCACCAGCGACTGTGGTGCCTGCGACTGCACCAATTTCAATGCCTCTGCCAGGAATGTCAATGTCTATCCCTGTCTCAGTAGCCATAGATCTTGCAAAGGTCTCTCTGACAGCTTTACTTCTCCAAAAGTCCTTGAGCATTCCTAAGAATTGTTCATAGTAACCCTTTATGTCTTCAATGTCTGCTGTCTCAAGAGTAGGCTTGACTCTTTCAAACTTGATCCCAGCCTTACTGAGGGCAGTTATGTCAACCTTTCTACGCATCTGATAATCAAACTTGCCCTCAAGATCTTCATTTCTCCCCCCTAGCGATTTGGCCTTGAATGCTTCTAATGCTTTTTCTCTATCAATGCCCATGAACTCCAATGCTTTACCAAGGGTCATTTCTGGCCCAACAGTAAATCCTCTTTCACCAAGCTCACGTTCTCTCACATCTGTAAAGGTCTCATGGCCCGCTATTCTCATCAATGCATCAGTGACGTACTTGAATTGGTCAATGGCTGATACTGGCAAGTCCTGAGATGCAGCTCTCTTTAGAGTCCTGGATACTTCCATAGCCAATGTGCGGAGATTAGAACTGCTAGTAAGCCCTAACTTGGGGAGTCCTGCAATTGAACTTTTCATCAACTCGTCAATGCCATCAGGCATCTCGGCCCTGAGTTCCACCATGCCAGCAAGAAAGGTCTCCAAGATTTGCTGAATGTTTGAACCAATATTTGGCTCTTCTCTTAGTAGGTTTGCAACCTGACGATTCAGATCGCCAAGTGTCTTACTGCCTTCATATTGTCGCGCTGAGAGAGCATATCCAAGCACATCCCATGTGCTAGCAAGTTCCTCTTTGATTACAGATCTTACATCTCCCACAACATTAATGCCTATAGCTCCAGTGGGAATCATCTGTGCAATTTGGCGTTCTACATATGGCTGAGCAGAGATAAGAGCCTTTGTGATTGAATCAAGTAAACTTTGCTCATCTACCTCAACGGCAATTTTATAGCTTAGTCTGTTTCCTTCGGTCAGCCTCTCTCACCAACTCTTTAGATCTTCTTTCTTTCATAGCCACTAGCAGATTGATCTGATTAGGAGTCATATCAAGGAACTCCCAAGGCTTGATTTGAAAGTCGAATAACACGGTAAGATTATACAATTCCTTACCGAGAGGCGTAGCCAATAACGCCTCTATGCTTTTTTTTCAATGGTCTTTGTAATCGCACCAATGGCATCAGATATGGCCTTGATGTATCCCCAATGAGAGTTATGGATTGAGATTTCATCCATCTTAGGTTCAACTACGCCATTGAGCACTGCAAGCTTCATGTATTCTCGATCAGCAACCTCATGAGTCATTCCCTTCTTCATATGTTCGCTAATGACCTGTGCGATTTTGAACTCTTGTAAAAAGGTGAGAGGTCTGATCCGGATCTTCATTTTGCCAATGAAGATGGTCTTGATTACCTTGCCAGCATTTAGAAACTCTTCTAGTGTGACAACTTTTGGCTCGTCAGGTACTTTTTCAGCCATTTAATATCACCTAAGTTGTAGCAGTTGTTCCAATTATTTTATTGATAGATGCACCCAAGAATGTAGTAGTCTCTCGTACATCTCCTGGCTGTGTTCCTGTAAGCCTCCAGTTATTAATCCTAGCCCCATCGATTCTGTACATTATGTACTTGCCACTACCATCGATGTTGAGTTCACATGTAATCTGAAATCTTGGTGGAAGAAAGTACGGTTGTTCTCCAAACTCAGGCGTTGACATTTCATCTGGGAATGTACTCTCACCAATGGTAATGTCAGCCTGTGGATCTACATTGTCTCTCTCCATTCCGACAGCCATGCTGAACTTTGCAGTATCGAAAGAATACCCTGTCAATGAGCCACCGCATGAAAAGTTACCTGGAATTATCAACGGGTGACGATTCCCACATTCATATATTTCTTCGAGATTGTTGTTCACCAAAACTTCAATCTCAGTTGACCTTGCAACAATGGCTCCTGCAAAGGTTATGTACACATTGTAACCCTTGAAGATGCCTTGCAGTGGAGTTGGATCCCCGATTGGACTTACCGAAGTAGGTTCGTTTGAACTCATCTTGATTACCTCACGTAAAATATCAGATTGATGTATTTGATTGCAAACACAGGTCTTATAGACACAATCACATCCACATGAGTTGGATTGTCCCTATTGGCTATTACATCCACAGTGAATGGTGGTTCTTCATTTTTGTACAGCATCTGCCTATTTTTCATTGTCTTTAGGAATCCTGTACATGAATTTTTGATTGCAGATCTCATCCCAGGTAGATTCTTCTTACCCATGAAAGAATTAAGCAAAGATCTAAGTCCATAACTTGCAAAATCCACAATACGTACTGTGGTGATCTCACGCTTCGATGTGTCAGTCGAAGTTGTTATTGACTCTCGCCACTTGTAACCGCCTTCTGACATTTCAGTGACGGGATTGATTCTACGTTGGGCTACTTGGTCAGCCTCATTTTCCGTGTAAGAGGTCTCAAGACCAGCAACGTTGACCGTTTTGTAAAGATTGGACTCGGAAATGTCGCCTCGAGTCAACCATCCAGCAAGATACTGAGCTGTATATGCCGCACTTAGGGTCTCCACATTCCCCGTGAAGGCATTGGTTCTCAGGATGCCTGGACTGACAAATGATAACCTCTCGGAAGCATATGCACCTGATGATGCCATAACCTCAGCAAGGGACTTACCAAATCCATGACCTGCAACAGCAACCCTCTCTTTCTTCTGTTCAGCCATGTTCTCACAGTGAGATACTAGAGCAGAAATGGTTGCTCTATCAAATCTCCCAGCAGCAGAGACTACGTGAACATAATACTGTTCAAGGGATGCAAATCCCTTTCCATAGTCAGTAGATGCCACATCAATTGCACCGTTGTTACCTGCTGTCCCGGTGCCGATGCCGAATTGTTGCCATCCTGTGGTCTCTTCTACTTCTTCTGTGGGGTATGTGGCTACGGCTGCGGTGCATAGACTCGAGTTAGCAGTTATGTCGGTGACAAGATCGTTCCCATCAACTACCCAGAACTTCTCTTTTGTGTCACCGTACTTCAGAGTGACAAGTCTGGACTCAGCAGTGAAATAATCAAGAGTGCTTATGTCGTCACTTGCTGTGGGGGTGTTTGAATCAGACCATCTAATGTGCTTCAATTGAGCAGATGGATATGAGGTTCCCCAATTCTTGATCACCAGCTCACAGTATCCTTCTGGCAACTCATGGACTATATCAAATGCCCAATCTTGGACCTCACCAGCAACACCGTCAGATGCCACATAACCAGTGCTAGGATTGAACCATGCAACTCCCTTTGTATAGGTGTTAGCATCTGCGGCTGTTTGCGCAGCTCTGAATCCACCAAAGTAAACTTCTGCTGTTGCTGTCCATCCGCCTGAGCTAGACACCTCAATGGCGTACATGGTCTCTGCATCCAGTTTGTAAGCAGTAGCGAACACGAATGTTTTAGTTGCATATGCAGTACCAAGGGCACCCTGAGCGCCAAATGTGCTCATGTCAAGAGTCTTGCTCACAAGTGCAGATCCAGTTGGTAATCCAGTGCTTCCATCAACAGCCTTGATGGACACAAGCATATCACCAGTTGCTGGCACGGCTACGGCATATTTGATCCTAAGTCTAACCGCTTTAATCCACACAGAGTCAATGGTAGTGAACGTCTGAGCAAGGAGATCATCATTCGATTCAAAGATATGAGTTGTTGGATCCGCCTCAGCAGAGGTCAGAAACAGATGGGCATCACTGTGTTGGATGATCATTGACACAGCAGGGCCACTAGCATAAGTGATCACTACCGAGTTGTTAGCACTCGCATCAGCATAGTAATTGGCCGCGCTTGTAATTGCATAGTAATAAAATTCTTGTGTGCCAATTGCGGTTTGAGTTATTGTTGGGGAGAGATCTTCATCCTCAACAAATCCAAAATGAGAATCAACATGATTGTCGAGAGTAGTCTGACCATCAGCAATCTCGACTTTGAACTGCAAATCGTTTCCCCAAGTTCCTTCAGAAGCTGCCGATATTGTGACTACATCGTGCGTTGGTTGACCGTCACCATATAGAATGCGTGTGGATTTGGCAGCAGAACTTGAAGCAACTCTAGTTGCATAGATGTATGATGCACCTGCATCGTTTGCGATTTGGATGCCACGTGTCAAGGACAATTCTTGACCTTCGCTAGTGCTATTGTAAACATCGGGGAAGCCAAATATGTCATAGGCATCCGATACGCTGTTGATCACGATAGGAATATTGATTGGACCTCTGTTGGCGGTGCCAACAATGGCAAGCGTGTTAAGGCTCACTGGCAGTGCTGTCGCCAATGCTCCTTCTCTACGTTCTACTTTGACTCCAGGAAGAGACTCGGACATTAATGTTCACCACTACTGTTTCACATGTGTACTGCTTCTTGATAAGTATTATGTGACCTCATTGTATTCAGCCTTCGTCATTTGCCATCCATGAACGGTGAGAATAATATCCCCTGTCATGGTAACGGCAGGATCTTCAAGTATTTTGAAAGATTCAGTGCTGTCTGCATCACATTGTTCAGGGGGATTGAAACATATCGATCCATGAATTTTGTTAGCGCCTGATGGGAAGGCAAACAGTCCAACTGCCTCACATTGGGCAAGCAGCTGATCCGCATCAGTGATCTCAATAGTTTCATGTGGAGCAACAAACAGACTATGCCCTATTTTCATCGTTCCAGCAGAAATGGCAAAGTCCTGAGACATGACAAATGATATTCCCTTAACAAAGAGGATATATCCAACCTCAGGAGCTACATCTAACGCTGGTTGAGCAGCAGAATCCCATTTTACCTGTCTGATTACACTGTGACCATAAGGCAGATTGTCTTTATAAAAATCGAAACTTTTGTTCACCATATTAGATCCTCCATGTCGTCTAGTCCATCAAACAGATATGAATCAAGCGGTAAATCGGTTGCTTGACCAATCTGATAACTGACACTATCACCATCATAAGACACTGTGAGATCAATCTGTTCAATGATTGCAAATTCTTCTTCTGATGGCGGAACGAATACTAGGTCGTATTCTATTTGCAGACTTAATAGTTTTCGCCAGACCTTTGTAGCCTGCATACCCACACGCGGGTACACTGTAGTGTCATCTTGCTCAAAGTTACGGGTGGCTGATTCAAGATGCCTGAGATCGCGTATTCCTCTTGCAGCAAAGTGAGGTCTGCTTGTATGAATACAATAGAGAACTGCGTCTGCAATCAGATCTCTCTCCTGTGAGTTGCGTGCCCAAATATCAAGAAAGATGGTCATGGCCTTTGTGAAGCCTGAGAGTTCTCCTGCTGCTGACCCGCCAGCAACCATGCCAAGCCCAACATCCTTACTTATCTCACTCACAAATGTGACTGAGATGTGAGGTAAAGACATGAGTTGTTCGGGATACTCCAGACTGTAAGTGAGTGCCTGCATGTTTGATTTCCCATACTTGGTCACAATGGAAGGCACCATATCCTCCAGTCTGAGTATTATATGGTCATAGACTGCTACCTGACCAGCAGGTCTCTTAGGACTTGCCTGTAACCCGACAGTGGTAGAATACTGGTATCCCACTATCCAAACACATCCTTCAGATGTTGTTCAACCAGGTTTCCTACCACTTCTGTTTTTTCAAAGAAAAAGGCGGCTGGCTCAGCGTAAGGTCTAGGTGGCAGATTTATGTTCAAATCACCATACTCGAGTCTCGCAGCATATTCATTGTCAACTACTACTTCAAAAGTGGTGTCATTGATCATGCGTACTCCAACTGAATTGATCAGATTGCCTGTAATCTCCATTCCAGAGTGTTCGGCAAAAGATGGAGAACCTATACTTCTCCAGTAGTTGTCACTCAGCCATTGCCATATCTCAGTAGCCCCTTTAGGAGCACGGACATATCCTGACTTAAGATTGCTCTTGATGGTCTTTGCCAGTTCTTCAGATGATTTAGCAGCAACCTTTCTGGCAAGACCCTTCAGTTTCGAGCCGAGCATTTTGAGGTCAAGTTCGGACTTGGCATTGAGTCTGATCATATGAGAGGATATCCTCTGACTGTGACTGTGGTAGTTGCAGGAGTGGCATTTGCGCCAGTGTCAACAATTCCAAGTCGCCAGGCATCATCCTCAATCACAATTCTGAGGTTGGGATATTCAGTACTGCTATTATAGAGTCCATTGATGGTAGTCTTTGTGAACTTGAGATTCAACACAGTGCCTGTGGTAGCAGAGCCTTCATAGATGCCAATGGCAATATTCGTACCATTGGTGTTCACTTCAATCTGCGTGATTACAACACCACTTAGAGGGGGCACAAATCGTATCTCCGCAGCCAAGGTCTGACCAGTAGTTAAACCTGTGATTTCATAGTCGACAGGAGTGGCATTGTCGCTGGTTGCCGTTATGGAGTTGAGAACTGTTGGAACAGTCACAAGTGCAGCGGCATTGAATTGACCAAGGGGAACCCCTGCAGGTACATCATATGTGTTGCCTGTCTGATATGTAATCCAGACATTGGTATCATCACCGATTGCAGTCAGAGCTGCGGCGCTGAGATGTAACCAGTTATCCGATGCTGTCCCACCAACATAGTCACCTGTCCAATAGTTGGAACCAGAACCATCTGCTGCTGAGAACACACCAGTAACTTGTGCTACAGGGAAGTCAATGGGCACAGTGCCCTGATCCCAATCAGAAGAATCCACTTTGCCTGTCTTACTCGCTTCGAGAGTAATAGTATATGGCTTTGAGAGAGGCTTCAAATCATCACCGAGTTGATAACGGTTTGGTTCCTTAAATGGATTTCTTATGCTCTCACAAGCGCACATTCTAACTTTTGAACATTATTAACGTCAACTACAATCCTGCTGGCAATCACAGAGTAGAGCTTTGCCTTATGCATGATCTGATTACCTGGCTCTATGCTCTCATCCTTATTGAAGTACGCCATGATATTAGACACAGGGAAATTTTCATCTTCACCATCCCATAGAGAATCAGTCTCGAACCGGATATCCGCCTGAGTTAGCCGTCTAGGTTCGGCCTCTTCTTCATCAGAAGAAAAGTTACTAGGATATTTAATAATCCCAGACCCTCCACAACTCATACAGTTAGGATTAGGATTCTTCAAAATTGAGTCTACACAGTCACACCACTTGGAGTTTGGAACGGCCCCAGATGCATCTATTGTATGTCTAATCTTGATAACAAATACATTATCCATCTCAATCAACTATGTCATGGTTGTGACTATAACTTGTTCGGCCCCTGCCTCAGAATAGTCACACAGGAGATATGCAGCATCCATGTCTGTCCGAGCTGCATTGTTCGGTTGCGTGACGTAGAGCTTTGCACCATCCACCTTGGCCCAAGTATCAAGAACGGGAACAGCGATGTTGAGCCAAGAATATGCTACGGTCGGGTCGAGAGTGTACTCTGTCCAGTCTGTCCCATTCCAGATGTTGTAATCGACAGTCTGATTCCCATTCGCGTTCCTCGCATAGACGTACAGTGTGACAGAGTTGAGGGTCGTGCCTGAGAAAGCAGTATTGGCAAAGTCGAAGTCGCCATGCTCTGCCTTCTTGGTGGCAGTCCAGATGTAATGAGTTGGTTCGTCTTGCTCTTGTAGATGTAGGGTTCCAACCTCTGTCCATGCGGTCTTCTCAGTTCCCAGAGTGGTGACTTTCAACGTCTCCGTTGGGTCATCACCGAACTCTTTCAGTATGCCCAGACCCTCATGAACATCCTTGGCTATCGCAAGGATACGAATCAGTTTCTCTTTTCTGTCCTCAGCAAGCATGAAGTCAAAAGCCTGTTCACGCTTCAACTCAAGGAGGGTCTTTGCATCAAGCTCGAAATCCCCTCTTGCTGGACACTCGATCTTCTGCTTCTCATCCTTTGCATGTGCACTTGGGAACTCTATGCAAGCCCTTGGTCTTGTATCGTAGATAGAACAAGAAGATAGTCCATCTTCAGTTGTCAGATACAGGCACGACTGCTTAGGGGCTGTAATGGTCTTGGTGATGTAGAACCCTCTCTTCTTGGGATCTTCATTGTCAACGTAACTGATTTCACCAAGTATGTCAAACCGTTTCTGCTTTGCCCATCTTATAATGTCCGAATAACTGATGTTGATGTTGATGTTCTTACAACACCACCCACATCGCTGACAATCAAAGGTCACTCTATCACGGCTCCGTGAATGTCAGCACAAATGTGATCTCTGTGGCACTGGCGACAGTCACAACCTCAATCTCCAACCAATCAGTTGCACTCCATGCTGTCTGATTGATTCCAGTGGTGCTGTACCATTGATTAGCAGCAGTGAGAGTGAGATCAGCAGTTGCAACATCAGTTGTGCCATTGTATCTGCAATTTATGACTGTTGACGTGCCGCCTTTCTGCCTTCCTTCGAGTTTAGTACAGGTGCATCCAACTGGTGCCCGCCACACTGTAGTGTAACCTGCTTCAGGACTCTTCAGGGTTGCAGAGACAGTGAATGTTCGTGCTTGAAACGCAAAGGTAGTTGCTGATGCAGCTCTGAGATATTGACCAGTTGTTAGACCTGATACTGTGTGGAATGTAGCAGAGTCCAATTGATGTGCTGATGGCGTAAACGTAGATGGCACACTGTCCAGATTTGCATAGCTTACATTCTCACTGCCTGTCCCATCATGGTCGTGTCCAGTGGCACTGAATGTAATGCTTGCTTCTGGAACTGCGCTTCCTTTTGTGTTGTCACTATGGTCGTGGTCTCCAGCAGCAGCCGCAGACAAAACGTTTGCCCATGTCAAGATTCCGCCCTCTCCTGCTGTTGCAGTGTGAATGTGTGCGCCTAGTCTATGCACATGATCAGAACGTGCTGGTGTTGTTGCTGAACCATCGGCTTCTGCATTAGCAGTGTCGAGTGGATATCCCGCAGTAGGTGCAGTGAATGCATGTTGGTGGTCTGCTCTGGTAGCATCACCAGATGTACCTTCAACCGCACCATCACCTATGTCAATGTTACCAGTAGGTGTGCCCCAAGTGACACCACCTCCCTGTTCTTCGAGGCTGACAGTAACACCACCATTAGTTCTTACTGAAAGCTTACCATCAGCAGTGTTGACAAAGAGCCTTCGTATAGTTGCACCTGGATTAGCAGGAACCCCAATATCATCTATGTCCAGATAATAGGCACCAAGATCTTGATTGGCCGCCGGAAGCACATCACCAGTGTGATCTGATGCCCCATGAGATGTAGGTGCAAATGTCGATGGAATATTAGCCAACCATGAATAATCATATTGTGCCCAAACTGCATCTGTAGAAGTACAGACAAGAGCATAATTAAGAGTGCCCTTAGTGTACTCTTCCCAATCTGTGCCCCCACGTCTAATAATCGATCCTTGAGATCCAACAGCCAAATCAGCCAATGGTAAAGTGCCGCTGTGTGGCCCTGAAGTACCTAGAACGTGAGCTTCTGGAGTGAATGTGCTTGGGATATTGGCAAGATCAGTATAATCAACCTGATTCCCTGTACCAGCCGTTGAAGTGTGGGCATGGTCTGCTATGTAGAATGTATTACAATAGACTGCCGTTCCATTGTGACCAACTCCAAGCACCACTGCGGTAGGTGTTGCTTTACCAATTGTGGTTGTAGTGGTATTGGGCACGGCTGCAAGATCATTCCACCTGTGAGCATTGGCATTTGTCCGAGATCCATGAGCATGTATGTGGTCAGACCTAGCGGGAGTAGTAGCAGTACCGTCAGATTCAGTATCACCAACATCAAGTGGATATCCTGCCCCTGGAGCTACAAAAGCGTGCTGATGGTCTGCCCTAGCAGAATCACCTGATGTCCCTTCAGCCTGTGCATCACCAATGTCAATTGAAACAGGTAATCCAAATGATGGGGATCCTGCCGGAAGGCTGCTAATTGTGACTCGTTTCTTATTCCAGCTATTTACAGAATCTTCAATCACTATTTCATCAGCACTAACTGGTGCTCCTTTCAATGCTATTTGATGAATCTCATCTGCAACATTGTCATGAATAGCGTCTGCGTCTGCACCACCTGGAAGATTGGTGATAGACACCTTCTTCTTTGCCCATCCTGCCCCAGCAGAGTCTTCAATGATTAGAACGTCTGCACCAACAGGAGATGCCTTGTCTGCGATCTGATTGATTTCATCAGCTACATTGTCGTGGATTGCATCAGCATCGGTTCCGCCTTGTTCTTCCAGTGAAACAGTTGTGCTGGCATTAGTTCTTACAGACACCTTTCCAGTTCCAGAATCTAGGAAAATCCTTCTCACATTTGCCCCTGGGTCAGTTGGTGCTGCAATTGCACCTATGTCCATATACTGAGTACCAAGGTTCTGACTAGCCGCAGGGAAAACGTTTCCAGTGTGTGCTGAAGATCCATGACTCGAGGGAGAGAACGTTGATGGAATATTGGCTAGCCAAGTATAATCATACTGTGCCCAAGCAACATCAGTAGCACCAGCAACCAATGCGTAATTAGTAGTGCCTTTGGTCAGTTCTTCCCAATCTGCTGCTCCACGTCTGATGATGGATCCCTGAGTACCCACCTCTAAATCGGTAAAAGGCAGAGTATCAGTGTGAACACCAGAAGTAGCCAAAGTGTGTGTTTCTGAATGGTGTGCATCTGCTGGCGCATCCGAAAGACTTCCATGATTTCTGGTTGTTAGATTAGCAAGACTCTCTGCTGCAAAGTCTGTTGTAAATGACGTGTAATAACTAGGGGCTTGCCAACTAAAGCTAGTAGCAGAGTCAGCCATGATTGCGTGCCCGATTGTGAGTCCCGAAGCAGTATGATCCGCGCCTGACAAGATGTGAGCCGTTGGCGCAAATGTAGATGGAATACTTGAGAGATTGGTGTACGTGACCTTTGACGAACCATCAAGGTCTGTGTGAACATGGTCTGCTCTTGAAAGCAGGTTGTTAGCACCTACTCCGGCTATGTCAACTATGGCATCAATCTGAGTATAAGCAAGGTCTCCAGTGTGGTCAGCACCACTAAGGGTATGCTGTTGGGCGTGATGTTGATCAGAAGTGACTGAATCAAGATCTCCATGTCCTAACTGTGCCCAAGCAAATGCAGTTGCCCCAGATGCTCTGAGAACGTTCCCCACGCCACCTGTTGCGTCTTCTGTATGACTAGATCCTGTGAGGTCGTGAGCAACCACTCCGCCTGCAAGTTCGATTAGAAACCAATCGCTACCAGCATTTTCAGTGACATTGAAATCAGTACCATCGAAGTTGACATACCTGGAAACGGTTCCCACTTGGACACCGTTCTCAAACACATAGGTCTTGGTGTCAGCCCCAGCTCCTGCAGGTTGTGGTTCCCATTTCTCAGTTGTGCTGTTGTAAGTGAGCACATACTGGTTGGTTGGAGTGCCAATCTTAACGTCAACTAGCATGTCAAGATAAAGAGAGTCATAAGAGTCTCCCAACTGACCTCCTTGCCCCCCTACTCCAAACCTGTCATTACTCATGGTTCAAACGCCCCTGAAAACGGATAAGTAGGCTTTCTCATATCTGCTCTCGTAAATATGTTAATCCACAAGCCCCCCGAATCCCCCACCATTCTCGGTTCCAGATTGTAAATGGTGAACTCTTCATAGTCTATGTCCGTAGAATATGCTGGACTTGCCGTGAACATAATTATGTCACCAATCTGAATGTCAGTAACTCCAGAAAAGAACCCAGCACATTTTATCCTCTCAAAGTCTCCTGCAATTGTGTGAACATCCCCAAGTGACCAATATCCATTCGGCACATCAAACAACATGATTGTTCTGACTACCTCATCCTGGTATCCTGATATGTTTCCGGTTCCCTCACATGCCTTACAGTTTGGGTCTGCAATCTTCGTAATCTCATCGTAGCAAGGACAATCTTTTGTACTCCCCTTTCTTCGTCTGATTACATTCCATCCATACTTACTTATGACCTCATCAAACTGAGCGCGATCTACCATAGGATGCCCGTCTGATGCCATTTCCATGAATGCAAGTGGAGAGCTAAACGACATTAGTAAACATCACCATCGGGATCCATCTTATAGCCATGAAAGTCTCGGCCAGAAGTACGATACGCATCACGCCAATCTCCCGTTGCAGGAATGTCAAATGGTTGATAGACACCTAACAATGCCAAGTATATGTCAACTTCCTTGTTCATGGTGTCCATAAGATCTCTGATTCCCATAGATCCTGCCCAAGTCTTTGACTCTACTGAGAACTCAGCAAGCTTCCAATTATATCCCTTTTGCAATATATCAGGTGCAAACTGGTAGATCAATGCACCAACAGCCGCCCTATACGTCATGGCCGCTATTGCAAGATTGGCTCTTCTTTCACTGCCAACATTAAGCCAATCAAAAGACTCATTCGTCTGTACTTCAACAAACGTTTTTGCATTCGTTACATGTTGATCAGTCACAGCGTCAGAAAGCCCTTTGAAATATGTGTAATTAAGCAAGACATTAGTATTATCACCAGGTAACGAAGTACCTAATGTAATCTCTGTTGTATAGGTGCTAAAAGAGCCTCCTTCTCCCCCATTGTAATAATTTGTGCCTGCATGAGTAGGATCAGTTGCTGCCCAAACTCCACTTACACTTTTAATCTGACCATATCTTGTGTTCACCAAATTTACAGTCTCGGAGATTCGTAGTTCATTCACTATGGTTATTGCCTTCATTTCGGCAGCATCACCAAGCATTAATCGAACTCGAGTTATCTCAGCAGTCGTGTTAACAAGAGCCAAACGATCACCACTCCTTCAATAGAGTAAGCAACATAAAAAGAATTGGGCGGGGAAAGTCATGACTTGACTCTCCCCTGAGGTTGTGTTAGACGGCTGAAGTCTGTGCTTAGGTCACTAGAGTGGTCTTTCCAGCGGTGAGCATCACAGCGGCATCTCGTCTGATCGCAACAGCAATGAGTCTTTGGCTCAGAGCTAGTCCTTCCATCTGGCGAATGTAGTCGTCATAGCGATCAAGGCTCACAGGTCTGCGTTCTGCAAGCACACCATAGACTCCACTGTTGAATATCAACACCTGTCCAGCAGGCTGATTAGCAGAGACTACAACACGCATGCCACCAATTGAACCAATGGTTCCAGTGGTCATAGCAGAGGTCAACTGCGTTGGTAGGGTCAGATATGCTCTCTCATTGAAGCCAATGAACTCTTCCATTGTCAGAAGGTCGTACATCTGGTATGGGTGAATTACCATCACGTTGGGTGTATAGTTCTCAACCCTCAGAATTGTAAGAGCTTTTGCAATAGCACGCCAAGTCAATGGATTACCAGTAGTGTCAGCGCCCATCTTGAACCTATGGCTCTCGATTTTGCTGCCAACACCGCCTACTCCAGCGGAGATTGCTAGACCATTTGGAACACCATCGTTTAGTGCGCTACCGATCATCCAATCTTCTAGCCTTGCCATAGCAAGACCGCCTTGATTGACGTGTCGGCCTATGATGTCCCATGCAGAATCCTCGATCATTTCACGAGTGATCACACAGCGAACTGCATTCTTGATTATTGAAGCGTGCTCCTTCTTCCACGTTGCGTGCTGAATTGGGATTTCGGCACCTTCAGGAACTTGACTTGCTTCAAATCCTTCCTCTATGAGCCAAGAGAATGTCGGCCCTTTGACGCGAATAACGTCTACTAGACCTCGCCAGATACGAGCTTCTTCCACCTTGGTCTGGATCTGCTCATTCAGTATCTCTGGAATCAAGATTCGAGCAACATCTCGTGTGAGAATGTCGTCAACTTCTTGCAGCTTCCAGGACTGCTTGAACATAGCCTGCTTACGTAGTTCTGAGACGTCAACTTTGGTCTTGATCATCTCATCGATGCTGTATATGTTGGTGTAGCCATCCTCGTCAAATTTGACCAGGCCACTACCATATTCAACACGATTAGTTAGTGCTTGTGCCATTTATGATCATCTCCATAGTTGCACCCAGAACAGTGGATGGGCGTCTGTAAACTCACCCAACTCAGCATCCCAGACTGCCTCATGCACATCATGGTTTGCTGCGACTGCTTCTACAGTGCATCCAGTCTCCGCTATGCCGATGCACGAATACATCTCATCTGCGGTTGTGGTGGCTGCTACTCCAAGCATTCCATTGTGCTCTTCAAGTAGTGTTGTGACGTGATCGGCAACATCACTCATCATCACAGGATCTCCTGGGCTAATCGTCTCATCAGCAATAGCATCAGTCCTGCAACGGTGAAGGACTGTGACTTCCCACTTGTGTGGGCCAGGCAGTGCATCATACTGAGATGAGTAGTCAGTGCTTGCCCATGAACTGGTCTGTACATCTGCAATGTTCACATGCGGTATGTCAATCAGTGCAATTCCAGCGAACTGGATCGCATTGGCAACAGCCCATGCAGAAGCATCGAAGGTCGTACAGGTCTGATCAGCACTCGTGACGTATCCAAGTGCAAGACTTCTGTGATGTGTGGTGAAAGTCGTATGGTCGAATGTGAGTTGATATGAATGTCCTAGTCCGTGCCTTCCAGCATCAGTCATTCTATTCTACCCCCTTCTTGCTTGGCAAATATTTCCTTGTACCTACGATGCTGTTCAAACTGTGGATCTCCTATCATCCCACTGGTAGAGCGCTTAGCGCTAGCGGATGGCGGGCCAAAATTAAATAGCATCTCACGTACAACGGCTTTGGTCTCTCCCCAGGTCAACTCATCGGCAACTCCGGGAGATTCCTCAATTGTCTTACCTCTCGAAGTTGGCTCATCATCCTGCTTTCGCAAGAACATTTCCAACTGTCGGTCAACGGTAGATTTCACTTCCTCAAGGGTCTCAATAGACTTCTCTGAAAGAGAAGTGACCCTGTTGGATTTTTCCTTGGGAGCAGTGACTCCCATTTTTACCTCAGCTTCAGCAATCCCCTCAGCCAGCCTTTTACGCTCCCGCGTGTGACTTGCCTTGAGTTCTACTTGAAGCTTTTCAATTAGAGTGTCCTTCTCCACGAGTTGGACACTTTGATCGGGTTCTTCACTCACGCTTGAATCAGCTCCAATGTATGATTCGGCCAGAGCAACTAACGCAGACTGCATTGAGTCATGCGTCATTACGCCAGCAGATGCTCTGGGGTCGGCTGGAATAGGGGTTACGGATAATTCTACGAAATTTATGTCAATGCCAATGGCAGTTGCCCGTTGGCCTTCGTAGATTCGGCCAAGTCTATGATTACATGCAATTCTGCCAGCAGAGTCAGGTACCTTAGACTCCCCACAGATGTTGCATATCATGTCCCTGGCAAAGCCACCGACTGATACGGTGTCTATGTCACCTGAGGAAACAGCAGGAGTAACGGCATGAGCCTCACGAATCCTACCAATGTATTTGATTATTTCAGGGTCTCGATCATATGCAGATGCGAGTACTTTACCTATGTTGTCCTCAGACTTGTGACTATGATCAAGTTGGATGGGCTTTCCAGCAAGTGTGGGGCATGCCTTTTCCAACTCTTTGCTCAAGAAGGTATGAAGGTTCCTGGTTGTGCCAGTACTGATGGCAGTGCCAGCAATCAGGATGTGCGTTGACACTGCTGGATCTTCTGTGGTTGACTCAGAAATAGCATGATTAGATCCAGCTCCGTCAAGGTCGAGAGATGTAGTCGTGTAACTGCCAGTAATAGAAAGTGGGAAATTGGTATTACCAGCTTCTCCCTTTTCAGCTGCAAGAAGAGATTCGGCAAATGGAGTGAGAGTCGCATTATCACCAAGCCACTCCATAGCTTCAGTCATAGAACCCATTCTCTTTATGATCTTGGATTCTACAAAGAACATCTTGGGCTTCATGTCAGCACTATCCTTCAACTTGCCCCTGTTCTCAAGGTCTTGGCATATTGCCCAAGCACGATCATTAATGCGCTTGTCAGACCACTTGGGATATCGTTTGTGTAGTGTGCGCTTTGTGGCTGCAACACACGCCTCAACCCTTCGTGGCACTGAAATCACCGTTGAACAGGAGTCACCAACTAGAACTACGGCATCGGACTTATAATTCTTTAGACGTTTTCTTTTGTAATCTATGAGCAAAGAATCCTGATTACAAGGAACTACCTGCCTTGCTGAGGTGTCGGACTCTCCTTTGGCTTTTGAGATGAGGTCTTGTCCTTTGCGCGATCAGTTGTCTTGGCCGGACCTGTTGCATTGGCTCTTGTGGCAGCTATCTGACCTTCCATCTTCTTAAGCTCCTTCTGCAAGTCAATCATCCTCTCACCCTTAGGGATATTAGGATCCAGACCCAACATCTCTCGGCCTTCTTCAATGGTGCCAAGATTGCTGTTGATGATTGTCGATATTCTCAGATACTTCTGTTCTGTGGTCTCTGGTGGGTTGAACAATAACTTAGGAATAGAAGTCCACTCGGGTCTGCTGAATGGTGCAACTCCGATATCAATCTCACGTGGAAATAACTGCTTTCTACACATATCAGAAAGGAACTGCTGGACTTCAATCATCCTTCTGCTGAATCCTTCTAACTGAACCTCAGAACCAGCAAGCCCACCTGATGAGGTTCCACCAAGGAGCACTTCTGGGACTGCAATTCCAGCAAACATATCATCTCTGAGTGCTCGGATGTAAGGCTCGATCTGCATGGCCTTTTCACCAGCACTGACCACTTCCCACTCCACAATGCCTGGAATGATAGGATCGTCACCGATGTTTCTCTTTGACATGGCTTCTCTGAAGTCACGCATGAACTTCTCGCTTGCAGGTCTCTCTGGACTGCCCATCTTCCATACAATCATGGGGGTGCCATAGCTTCTGATCATGACAGATAGATCTTGCAACATGCCTACGTAAGTCGTGAGAGTGCGTTTCATGGCCTCAATCGGACTCACACCATAGTACGAGTTTGGCATAGGATTCCATTTGAGATGAATAATATCCTTAGCATCAAAGACCACTGCCCTAGGATCTGTGTCCTTGACTTCTTTCTTCCAACTGCGATATGTCCTGCCAGTAGATCTAAGCTTATCAGGAAGCCTACCCAACTGCCATCGCCATCGTCTGCTAAGAGGATGTTGAATGTAGCCAATGATATCCCCGACCTCTTTGGCATAGACATACATGGTATCAGGATTAAGCAACTTGAGTTCTATTACGTTCCAATCTGTACGCTTCTTCTTGTCGACTACTGGCTCGATGAAACAGTTGCCCCAGATCATAAGATGCCTGACAACATTATGGAGTGTGTGATGCAAGCCAATGTATTCAGACCATTCTTGAATCCTCTCGAGATTACTAGCATCATTTCCTATGATTCGATATCCAGGGGCCATAGTGTGCTGAGCAGTGACATTAATACCACGATAGACGATTTCAACCTTCTTGTAAATCTCACCGTAGGTCTTCATCTCATAGTCGTGCTTAGCCCCCCACTTTCGATCAGAAGGTCTCGGAATACTGACTATGCCCCTTCCAAACTCTTGCAAGAGCTTCTGTGATGCTATATACCTAGCAGATTCACTGTTTATCAGTTCGATAGGCAACGGTTCAGTGGGGGTCGGGAAATCATCTTCCCTGAGAAAGACAGCCATTAATTATCACTCCACGCCAACATTGGTGTCACGAAATGACCTACGAACAGACGGATGAATCTTTCGTACATGTCTGCTTTCATTATGGCATTGCCACCAATCAAAGAACACTCGAGTCCTTCAATTGGATTAACTGGTGCTGAAGGGAACCCACCAGTGGGCACCCAATCTTCTGGCACAGCCTTGCCAACAAACTTTTGCTTGATCTTGTTGTCTTTCTCACACCAATATCTCTCATAAAAATAGCGACTGTGATAGTCCTTACCGCCTGACGAATGACGGCTACGCAATACAAGACGGTCCTCAGTCAACAGTCTGAGTCGTTTATTGTATCTCTGCAGTTCCCTATCATAACTGCTAGTCAGACTTTCGACTATTTTCCTGGCTCCGACAACCAAAACATGAGCAGGAGATGCCTGCTCTACATTTGTAGAGACCTCAATCTGTATGGGCACATAGATCACCTATGTAGATCTGGCATCTCAAGCACTAGGATTACACTAGATTAGTGGAACACATCTTGGTCAATCAGACGGCCATGTATGTTGATGGTCAATGCAATAGCGGCAGTGCCAACATAGTTGTCAGCAGCAGCAACATTCCTACCATCAATGCTGATAGAATCACCAGTTGGTGCCATGACAAACCCTACAATGCTCTTATTGAGCCACCAGGCAACAGTAGTGGTTGCCGGATTGGGGTCGAGAAAGTCCATCCATGACCAGAGGGGAACGAACCCATCAACACCGAGTTCATCATACTCAACTGCAAAGGTCTTGTCATACCCTACGAAATCGAGAGTAAAGTCAGCCTTTGTTGGGATAGAGTCACAACTAAAGTAGATTGAATCTACAATAGTGTAGTAATCTGCCGTACTAGCTGCCAATTCAATTGCGATATCTGTAACGCCAGTAGTGCTAGCCAATAGCGTTGGGAAGGCGATTGGGGTTCCTAAGCTTGGATCCAGAAGTTTCATATCCATTGTATTTGTCCTGCCCCGTCAAACTAGGGGCAATGAATACCTAGCATCACATGTTCTTAAGCATTTTGACCATGTGAGATTGCCCATTTACCAGTTGGATCTGAGAACTTGCCCTGCTTGTCCATGTGCTGTTCTATCTCTATCCTGACCACAATTGCCTGATCTCGATGTTCCTTGATCCAATGTGCATCGTAACAATACTGATGCATGATTGTGTCCTCAGTACAGATAGGACATTTGACTGCAAACTTACCTACTATGGGTTTGCCACAGATGGGGCATCTAGGTTCCCAATCTTCATTCCACTCAAGTTCAATCTCGGCTTCAGCAGGTTCGACTTTGCCCCCACTTCTGCGTTTGCCCCGAACAAGCATTGCCGATTTTGACTCAGGTATATTGGGTTCGTCAACCTTGAATGTTGTTGGCGTCTCAATTGTTGGCGTCTCAGCCTCAGTGACCTTTTCCTCTTCTGTCATAGTGACCACTCGTAGTAATTACGCGGTACGTAAAAAAGGTTTTCAAACACTAACATTTATGAGTGACCAATCTCATGCCAGTGTGGGACAACAATGAGCAAAGAAAAAGTTGACATTGACAAGATAGCCATCGCACTCGATAACATCTGTTCGTGTGGTGGCACTCCAAATGTCAATAGCATCAATCTGCTTCCCAAGACTGACACCATCATAGTAGCACTAAGCTGCTATGAATGTTACCCCCCTCGAGTTTGGGCAAAGGGGATGCAACGTCTTGAATTTGTTGATAAATATGTCAAATCGGTGGAATGTAATGACAATGCAAATACAAGTGAAGCCAGGGAACGGAATATGTAAACACTGCGGTAGTGGACTCACCCATGATAGAATCAATGGATACATGGTCTGTGATACATGTGGGACAGTCCATGATCGGATTATGGTCAATCCAACATATCAAGCAGGCGAAATCATAAAACAGAACAAACCTCCAGCAACTCAGTTTGTGTCGATTGGGAATCGCCCAAACATAATTGATGGAATGGGGAGCTACATGGGGCACCATGCAAAGAGACGATTCTTTGACGCTGCTAGTAAGCCATTGCATCCAGCCAATCAAACAAAGTTCCGCAGACTGAAATACAGATACGAGATGAGTACCAAGATCGGTTCCAATGAACCATTGTTTAGATCCCTGATAAGGCTCAATCGAACATGCTCAGTGCTCGGGATATCGTACTCCATTAGAGATGAGGCTTCATATCTTCTTCAAAAGACCAAAAAGCAAATGAAATTGAAGTCTCCTGACATGTTCGTCAATAACGCCAGACTTGGTTGCACATGCCTGGTGGCAGTGCTGAGAAAGCGAAGAGCACCATTCTCTGATCAGCAGGTGCTTGACGTGTATATACCAAATAGTAAACCCCGCTATCTTACCAGATACAAGGTGTGGATGCAAGACAATATGGATATCACATTCCATATGGCAGCATCATTCAAGAAATGGATACCCAAGATGATCTCCGATCTTGAGAGAAGTCCTGTGTTGACTGACAGGATAGAAAGAAAGGGCGAAGACCATAGCAAATTCTTTAAGAAACTGAAAAAGGCAGTCAGAATTGTTGCTGATGAATTAACTCCCCGCGACTACGTTGGGAAGAATCCGAAGATATTGGCTGTATCTCTATGCTATGCAGTTTCCCAACTGATATGTTCAAAGATACCGTCACAGAAGTTATACGGTGAGATAACAGACACGGTAGAATACTCAATCAGAGACCATTACGCCAACCTATGGAAGCCGTACTTTGCGAAGCATCCTTTCACTTTGCCTTGATTGGCTTTGCCTTGTTCTTGGACTTCTTGCTCTTCTTGCCAGACTTAGTAGAAGCGCGCCATTGCTTCTTGAGGTTGTTAACTATCGGGTCTAGGGACTCAGGCGGTGTGGATGAACCAAGGTACAGCACCCTTGCCTTAAGATAGTGTTCAAGACAGAACATCTTGTCACCTATCTTATAGAACTGGCCCGCCCTAGCAAACCACGTACATCTGTCACAGACCACACAACAACCCTTGTCCTGTGTGCGATCACGTCTTTCATCGAACATCATAGTTAATTACCCCATTTGTCGTCAAAGTCGAACACTATCATATCATACGTCTTATCGAATATCTCTTTCGTAATTGGGTATTCCTCACCATCCACACCCTTCATTATGTAATGCACCTTCGGGTCACATGGTTTGAATCCTTCCAAGGTCTCCACCTCACTTTCATCGGGTCTAACATCTCTGACCTGAACTACTATGGGTCTCTTTTTGCACATGCGCCAAAATTTCATTCTGTCCATGTCAATCTCATGAGGAAACGGAGTGTCTGGGTACATTTGACGCCAGAGTCGTACCTTAGTGCATCTCTTGGAATAGACAAGATATGTTTCAATTTCATACACCCGCCATGTCACATCCTCTTTCAAAATGCCTCTTCCTGGAACCATCTTGTCACCGAAATCATGACCCATTTTCATGAACCTCTTGGACTTAGGATCATGTGCGTCAATCCATGCCATCACTTCTTCGTCACTCTCATGCTCGAAGTAGTATTCGCCACAGTCGTCAGTGCCAATTGGCTTCGGTTCTTCACCCATCTTTGTATTCCTCCTTGAGTCTGGCCCATATAATACCATCATGCTGATGCCTACTGGTAGGATGGACTCTTTCGCAGTTGGGGCATATGGCTCTACATATACGATGCATGTAAGCATCTGCTGCATCTTGTCCCTTCTTTATGACTATCTCCTTTGGTAGGTAGTTAGTCCAATCATCACCATCATAGAGAGGCTTCCCGCAGAATGTGCAAGTATCTATCAGCTTAGGCTCATCTTTCACTTCTTGTAAGGTCCAGATGTGCCCATTAGGACATTTCAAACGATATGACCAAATACCTTCTGTTGAAAAGCTCTCACAAATCATATCTCTATCACATTTAGGACATTGGACTACATTCAGCATCTCTATCACTCCGTCATGAAATACCTGCGTGCTTTGCCTTCTCTCTTAGCACCAATATCTCTCTTATCGTACAGTTTCCTGACAGTGTTTCTAATCTTGTGCCACTTACCATAATCGACATGATAGTGATCAAGAATCTTCTTGATCTGAGCCACTGTCAGCCCTCTCTCTTCCTTAGCATAGTCAGACTGCAATATCCTCACAATCATACTCTCACTGAAATCATCTCTCTCATCAAGAAATGGATACTTATGCGATTTATCGACAGTCACCTTAGGTTCAACCTTCTCTGATCTTAAATGAGAAACTGGAAACGGTGTATCAAGTCTTGCTCTAGGTCTAGGTCTAGGTGCAGGCTTCGGCCTCGAGGCTCTTACAGACCCGCCAACTCGAATCACTGCAATCTTGAAGCCCTTTTCCTGAATGCCATAGAGACGCTTGCCGTACCTCTCATACTCATCATCCGTCATTAGAATGACATGTTTGCCCTTCTCGACACCATGTAGCAGACGGCCAAAGAACTGCGTCTCTTCCTGCCTAGAACCAAACAAGAAGTTGTAAGTCACGGTTCTCTGAATGTTCCTTACAGAGATGCCCTCGCCCATAGCACTGCTAACTATGGTCTGATGGCTGTTCTTGATAATCTCGAGTCTTTCTTTCACTGGCGTGTCACCATACACAAAAGGAATGCTGAACTCACGACTCAACGACTTGCCCTCTTGTACACTGAAACAATAGATCAGTGTCTTTACTGGATCTCTAAGCAACTCGCCCAACTTCTTGCGTTTCTGAGCATAGTTAGCACTCAGGTACAATGTAATTTCGGGTTCGATAATGAGACCCAAATCAATCAACACCTTCCAATCCAAACCAATGGGGAATCCTGTCAGGGCAAAGATGTAGTCAGATCTACCATCCTCTCGGTACGGAGTGGCAGAAAGGCCCATTCGATATTCACAGTTCATGGTGGCGATCTTACTGAATGAATTAGCTGGAAGATGATGGCATTCGTCTATAATCATGACACCCACATCGATATCTTTGATCTTGTGCCAGCTCTGGAAGGGCACCACTATGGTCTCGGCAGCTAACTTGACACTGCTCAATCTCTGTTGCCACTGTAATTGTAAGGCCGCACTGGTGCCACTAATCACCACATTGGGGCGATCATCTACCCGCACGCTGCTAAGTACCTCTAGGCCAATCAGAGTCTTGCCCACGCCTGTCGCCCAATAGACACCCACTGCGCCTGTCTTGTAGAACTTGCTCATAGCATCCTTGAAGAATTTCATCTCTAATCTTGTCATTACATTCTTCATGGCATCCGTACTAAGATGCCCAAGTGTCCACACTGACCTTTTCTTGTGCTCCTTTGCCACTGGCTTACGCATGAATGGAAGAATGCCATCATCAATCAACGCAGCAATCAGATCAAATGCTTTGCCCTTCTTAATACGAATGGCGTCAGATCCCTTCCTGGCTGAGAGGAAACGTTTGTATCTCTCCCAGGCAGCATCCTGATGGTCCTCACCCGTCAGCATGACACCATCGAGTACCTTGAGCGGCATTCGTGGTTTGAACTTGAACAGTCCCTGGAACTCCTTAGGCACAGCCCCCAGGTAGTCAGCGTACTTGTTGACAATGAACACATTGTAACTATCAGTGCTTTGCAACAGCCATCCAACGTTGAAGTCAAAGAACTTGGGAATGATCATCAACCACTCCTGTTCCTTCGTGCCACGTGGCAGTATAACATATGGCTTGTTAAGAAACTCCTTGACAAGATCTGACTCAAAGGTGCCGAACATTTCCTGATCCTCGAGATCAGTCATTCTCTGTTTGATGGCTCGTTTCTTCTTGTCTATGTCAGACTCAATCTCGTCATACAGATCATCCAGATTGTCGAGCTTATCGCGCAGACTCATGCTACCAACTCTCTACTCAGGCGCCTCAGTCATAGTATCAATCAGTTTCAGTTTGGCCTTCAACCCCCCAGCGTTCTCAGCCACCACAATTGATGTCTGCAAAGCCAATCGCACAAAATACAGTATTGTGTTCAGCGTCAACCTTTGGCTTTGATCTTCACAATCTCTTGTAGGGAAACTGACTATGTACTTCTCACCGTTAGCGACATTATGCGTCTCAATGATCACAGATTCTCCATTCCCAATAGAGACTGTCACTCTCGCATCACCAATCGCAATGCTAGGACTTTCTAGCACTGTGACCACCATATTCTCTAGTTCTTCTTTCGTGCTAACCATTTTTCTTATCCTCCACTATGTCGTCAATCTTCACAAGATTGAAACTAAACCCCCTAATCTTTTCCTTGTCCAGTTGAAGCTTCTCATGCTTGAGTTCTTTCAGGTTGCCATCATCATCAAAGATGTGGTGGACAAAGGTAAGTGCCAACTCAACGCCAGGCTCACCAATCCATGCACTCATCTCCACCTTTCTCAGACGTTCCACAACCTCACAGTTGATCTTCACAATGAAGTCGTAAGGCGTAAGACCGCGGCCATCCATTGCCTCTCTCGCCTCTATTGAAATCATCTTGATTGGGAACCTATCATCCTTAAGGTACTTCCAGAACGGAATCACCCTCGGTTCGGCCTTCTCAACAAATTTTGGATCCAAACCACTGATTTTTCCTTCGCTGCATCTCGTACACAGCACTGTGGTATCCTCATCCTCAAGGCGACCCAGCAGCTCAGCCGGACCACCGACAATCTTGGGCATGATGATCAACCATCCTCTCAGGCCGCCGCATGCAGTGCAGATCCTATACTCACCAAGAGGCAGACTCATGTTGGGCGGTCCCATTCCAAATCCAAGTCCAGGCCATCCCATTACTTGCCATCCTCCTTCGGTGGGTTCCATCGTGCTCCCAATCCCTTACGCCATCCTGCTGATTCCCATCCAAGCTGCGCCAACACCTGACCAGCCCAATTGGATGATGTGCCAAGATATTTTGCCATCTCTGCTGAAGTGATTGGTTTTTTCAAAGCCACATAATCGGATTGCCGTGCCTTTTTCAGCAAGTCTGCGAACCTCGAGTCGATTGGCTTGCCGCACGCGATGCAGCAGATCTTGCCATGACAACCCGTAGCCAACTTTGCAGTGTGATTACACCAAGGGCAGTAATATCCTGCATCCTCAGACCCATTAGGTTCATACATTCCACGCAAGTCAGCCTTCAGAAGGTCTCCCGCAGTGTCAACCTGTGTAGTTGAAAAGGCTTCTATTGCAGGCCCATTGGGTAAAGGGCCAAGATCCAAAGGCGGCCTTCCTGTTTCGACAATGGGATCTGATTCATCTTTTCCTGCTATTATAGGCGGCCCAAATTCAACATTCGATTCCGTGTGACCTGTGTGTGGGTGTATGACTTCTCTGACTTCCCTGACTATAATCTTCTCAGGTTTAGGTTCTACGGCCACATTCTCATCAACAAGTCGTGTGGCGATCATCAACGCATAGTTCACAACCTTGATTGAATGCACCTGACCCACCCTTGGGTTTGTATTCATCATCTTATTGACGTGACCCATCATCTTGTTGAACAGAGATAGTGGAGTAGCCTCTTTCCAGCTCTTGCCCTTTTCCTTATCCTGCAACCGCAGATCGAAATCCGCAGCTCCAAGTGCTCGCCCGAACCATTCATTCATTCTCTCAAATGTTTCATTACTCATTGTTCTCATCCTCTTGGTGTCCAGTGGCAACTCCTACTTGGATAATGAGTACAGTCCATACAATGCTCATCTGGTTCGAGAGTGCCACATGTAGCACAACTATGTGTTTCACAACCCTTTTCATTATCCTCTTCGGGTCGCGCATCCAGGTAGTACAATCCGCAGTGCGGGCACACTACCTCATCCATCTCATACATCACTCCACAAACCATCCTGAGATACTTCTTCTTTGCCTTCGCCCTTTCTCTCGTGGTTCTGGCCTGACACCTTGGGCACGTTGATGCCGTCATTTCAGGTTCTTTTTCACTCATTGTTCTTTCTCCTTCCTTTAGGGGTGTCAGGCACAGGTGTCAAGCCCGTTAAGGCAAAGATGCATCTCTGACAGCCCTAACCGCGCTAGTCCTCGTGTTTCCCGCCCCATCGTTCATCTTGCCTTCCTCTTGTAGTTCCACTTGCCGTCACATTTTATACTCACATGACGCACCGTGACCTGCCTCTCGCCTATCGACCATATCTCAATGTCACCGTCATAGAGGCTGACTTCTTCGCCACACTTAGGACACGTCATGTTCATAATGGTACCTCGACAAGCTTCTCTGCGATCCGCCCTGTAATCTCTTTCAGGGTGCCGAATATGCCTATCAACCTCTGCTCCTTCTCGTTCTCGCCCGCCTGAATCGTTGAATTGTCCATGCCCAACACCAATTTCTGTAACACGCCACTCAGCAATTCCATCTTGGTCAGATCGCTTGAGTCAGACCAGTACACACCGCTCTTGAACAGTGACAGCAGAAACTTATCATCCGGCCAGATCTTGTTCTCCTGCACTATGGAATACAGCGGTATATTGTTGAACTTCGTGCCAAACGCTTTGAATGTCTGCTTATTGCTCATTGATTGCTGCCTACTTTTTCTTCAGTTCTTGTTCAACATAAGTCACAAGGACACAGATACTCATTTTCATGGAATTAAGCTCAGCAAGCAATTGGTCAAGTGCAATCTTGACTTTCTCTAGTTGTTCTGTCATTCTTCACTTCCTCCTAGAAGACTCTTTTGCCTGTCGAACTATCTCCGCATCTTGCGCCTTGCGCCACTTCTCGTACTCTGCATCCCGCCTACGCTGTAGCCAACCCGTGCCCCATCGGTATCGCCACCGTAACCAGATCCATGTCCAGAACTTGAATAGGTTCATTCTTTCTCTCTCCTTTTCCTTAGGGGTGCCAGGCACTTTGATACATGCTTTTGCATGATACCTCTCTAACCTTGGATTATTCCTCTGACAGATAGAGAGGCGTGTTTCCTGCCCCATCTCATCCAGCATTATCAGCGTTCTGAAGTCGCCATTAGCAAGAGCCTCATGTATCAGGAAGGTGAGACCAATCTCAGCCTCTTCCTTCAACTGATCATCCATTTCCTTATACTCAGGACTGCCCTTCCCAAATTCATCCCCTATGACCTTTCGCATGAGCAGGTCGTCAAGAAACCTAGTGCTTCTCATCATCCGTCTTGACCTCGAACAGGTGCCACATGTTGTCACTCCCAATGTAGCGACTCTCTTCCTCGGCAATCATCATCTCATCTCTCACTCGCAACACCGCCCGCGTCTCCCGGTTCCTATTACTGCGCCCGGGGTTCCTAGCTCCAGACCTATCCCTCACCAGCATCACCAAGATCGTAGCGTTGCGCTGCGCGCCAATGAACTCGGCTCCCATTGGCACATGTATCACGAACCTCTCTATGTTTTTTCCTTCAGTGCCTTTAAGCTCAAGCCTTTCAATCCACTTCATGTTCTCTCTTGTCATGTCCTTCAGCCCTCACATAAGAGCCAACAGGTGGACCACAGTGTCCTCGCCCATGTGCCGCATGAAGAACGACCCCATATGACGCACTACTGCGTACCCCTTTGGCAACGAGAACGTGTGCTCTCTGTCCTCACTGCTACACCCAGCCATCATGAATGTAGCCATCACCATCGGCTCTCTCTTCCATGCCCACATCTCGATTTCGTACCCGCTCTTAGCCAACTGCATTGCCAGCGGCCCATCAGACCTCAGCAAGTATTCTGGCACTTCAACTGTCGCAGTGCCCTCGAGAATCAGTGGAATGCTTATCTTTACTATCACTTCTGACATAATTCATCATCCCCCTATTATTACTATTTCCGTAATAAATATGCCGACTGCCCCTCCACACACACCAATAACATCAACCCCGTAATATCCCATCGCAAATCTCATAGATTTTCCCGACCTGCCAAGCGTCTTGGGCAGGTTATGTGTGCAAGAGCGGGTCGGGTTTGAAATCTAGGATCGTATTGTTTCCACGATGGAGTCATAGTCATGATGATCCCAGAAGTGGACATTAAGATCGTTGTACTCTTCGACAAGGATAGAAGCGATATCATCATGTGAGATGCCGCGATCTTGCGCCCATGAGATAGCACGGTGGATGATGTCATTAAGTCTATCCTTGTGTGTTATGGGTGTGATGGGTGTGATTGCTGTGCTCATTGTTGTGAACCTCGTGCATATACAGGATGCAAACCTATATAACCATTACCATCATATACCTAGAGTGAGTTTGGTTACAATGACAGTAAGATTAACCTACCCACAGAGAAACACGAAACAGATAGATGTATCTGTTGGAAACCTCACACTCAACTTTTCTTATGAGACGGTGATAGCATTCAATAGCCCCTTTTCGGGGTTCGTGATTAGTGAGAATGTCTGGAGTACGACAACAGGCAGACACCTAAACGAGATCCACCCAGACAAGAGCTTGAGAATGCCAAATGATGCATTCAAGCTAAAGCTCAAGGAGACCCTTAAGCATTATGGGCTTAGTGAATAAATGCCAAGGTTGCGGCCGTGTACTGGTGAACGTTGACGTGTTCGATTCAGAATACGAACATTGCCGAAACTACTGTTGCGGCTGCTGTCCTTCAAAAGACGGTTTCAAGGGTGAAGCGTGCCAGCAAGATTTTATTAAACGCAAGCGCGGCGAGCCTGTCGGAATCATGGCAACCCTTGAGCAATTCTAGGAGATATCACAATGGGAGACATGATATGCAAGGTGTGCGGCGAACCTTGGGACGCTTACGGTGTTCGGCATGACTTCACCGCGGCCGAGCGCGAACAATTCTATAACGGCAAAGGGTGCCCTTGTTGCAAGGGCAAGAGTGACAATCCAAAGCCGGATATCGAGACTGTGGTTTGGTCACATGTGAACAATCAGGACACAGATCCACTTGAGACCATAGACCGACTATTCACAGACCAGTAGAGGGATCCGGATCTGGTCCCTCTCTCTTTTTTTTCTCTCTCCTTCTTTCGAGCTAGCAACCTAAGTAGCTCTCCTTAGGTACACCACGAAATGTTTATATGTAACCATGACCATCAGATTACAGGCAACAAAAGAGCGTGAACAACTAATGACAAAGAGAAAGACAATACGTGAGAAGAAAGTCGCAATCATCCAAATGCTTGTCGGGAGCATGGAGAAGCACCGCAAACAGATGATTGCCGACTTAGAGAAATACAAGCACGACAAGGAAATCCTTAATGCTGTCTTAGATGGGCATTTTGAAAGTCTCCGATGCAGCTCAGGCAACCTGAGCCTAGTGCTAGAAGAGGACAGAAGGGCACTTGCCATAATGTATGAAAGCACAGAGATGGACAAGGAAATCGCAGCGGTAAAGGCAACCATGCAAGAGAAGAGTGACTAAGCAATGGGTAAGAATAGCAGCAAAGCCAAGCACCAAGGCAAGAAGACCGCCAAGAGTCGCGGAGATCGTAGAGCGCGAAAGCGTGCAGACCGTGATATGCTTGAGAGCATAAAGAACGGAACCGATATCAAAGAGCGTGGAAACATGGCAACAAAAGCAACTAACATAATCGAGATAACTGTCCTTGTGGCAGAAGAAGACTACAAGCATAACTTGAACGATTGGGACACCCTGACCAAGGACCAGCAGAACGAATGTTTTAGAGACGCGTACACTCCCTCCAAGGATGATGAGTATGCGACACTAATCCAAATCCAGAAGTGGCTAATCCCACAAGGAACAGATGAAGCTCACTGCCTGCAGGCGTCACTCAACGGACTGATGGCCCGCACTTGGAGAGTAGTCAAGACGGGCAGGGTGATCGGATAATGGATAGAGTAAAGTTAACAATAGGCAAGCCAAGCGAGATCCCCGTATGGGGCACTGAAGTAGCAATCAAACCAGAGGCACATGACACACTACAAGATGAGTCCTTCTGGTTGCAGATACAGACAGGTAGGTTTTGGACTGACAGCGAGGGCAATGGGTATTTGTCAGGCACACGCACCACCATAATCGTTGACGACAAGAACAAGAAGGCGGGCGTGAGTTCCGTTCATCATTGGACCGCACACCTACCAGTGTGGACAAGAGAACAAGGACTACCAGTACCAGCGCGGCACCGCAAGCTGCTCTCTCAATTCCTTATGGAGCGCTGGGGCATGGGCAAACTCAGGGGGAGAATCTCGTATTGACTGAGCTTGACACTGACGAGGTTCTTATCTCGGACTATGAGGTTGACGCCATTGTGGCAAAGGTAGTCACAGAAATCAAAGATTATGTCTTTGCCGCCGCAGTGGTCATAATGCTCTTCATATTCATCTGTGCAATGGGCATAGTGTACGAAATGCGACTGTTGTTGGGATAGGTAGGCTAATGCGGGATCTGAGACCAACAAGGCCTCAGACCCAACTTTCTTTTCACTGAAACACACAAACACCACCAGTAAAGACACCCAGACAATCTAAGTACTCATTTGCACTCCCAGATGGCTTCAATTCACCTTCTAGTGGTCTTTAAGCATGAGCGTGGTTGTGGGGGGAGTGGGGATGGATAGGGGTGCTTGAGTGATTGTGGACAGTAATTGGGGTGGGTTGGTCTTGGGCAGCATGCGTTTGCAAGTATCTTTCCCCTCGAACCCATATTATATATATAATTTGGACTCGATGGGAAGCTTACTTGCATTGGAAGGTCTTATAAGCAACCGTTACCCTCGTGAATACAACCTGAAACTGTGAGGTTGGCAACCGTGAGCGACAAGAAAAACAAGCAGAACCCAACTAAGGATACTAGAAAGGGTGCAGAGTTCTGGGGGCTTCCTGAGAACTTTGCCAACACCAACGACTACTGTAAGGACTTCACCATTGACACGCAGTACATGAAGGACCACCCTGAGAACAGAGTGTACAGAAATCGGATAGCAGCGGGCAAGACTCACTGCTTCGACTGCCTCTGGGAGTCTGAGTGTGCATGCATCCACCCCAATTGTCCTGTACGATCTTCGTTCTACCAAGGATACAACTTGTGTCCTAAGTGTGACGCTGATATCGGCAAGCAAGTACGATCTGAGAAGTGGCCCAACTGTCCTTGGTGCGGCACCAAGCTCAAACACAGCGACTTCTATCATCCACCGATAAAGAATGACACTGACAAGGATGAGCAATGTGAGCACAAGAGGCTGTACATTAAGTTCGCGTGGGCGCAAAATCTCGAGGCCGAGTCTGAGTGGTCTTCAATCTTCGGAGAGACTTCAAAGACCTACCACTTGAGAATGGCTAAGGGTGGTGAGTGGCAAAACCACAGTTGGCAGCAGGAATCTCTTCATGTGCGGCGCGTTGTGTGTCTTGACTGCATGGAGCTGCTATATGATAGAGGCTGTGATAGCTGGAGCATTGTGCCTGAGTGCATGAGACAGATAATCAGAGATTCGGCCAGTGATTTCATGTCGAAGATCTATAAGGACATGAAGAAGGATGGATTCGTGATCATCTATGACACCAAGGATTCCATTGCCAAGTGGCCCAAGGTGGAGGAGGCTGACAGAGTAAAATGAGCGTCACGATTCCCACTATAGATTGGTGCCAACAGATTGAGCGGCAGTTGAGAGATATCGAAGCGAAGTTGGACAAGATCGAAAAACGCATTGACACGCTGATAGGCAAGAGTGAGTAAAATGACAGGCAAGATAACAGTACTTGACGCGCTGGAACCGAAGGACATTGGCGAAGATATCTACTACCCGATAGGCAGTTGCAGGGATCTGAATCGGGCAGATGAAGAGGCTCGGCTTTTCAGGCGGCTGGGTTACAAGGCAATTCTCATGGTGTATCGTTATCCGCATGACCCGATAGGCGAGAGGCACTTCATTGTGATGGTTGCAAGGAGCAGCCTCTACAAGAGTGGATGGTGACTGAGAAATGACTGGACCAGCAAATGAGAGAAGGACAATTAGAAGGATCATAGACGACTTCCTGAAGAAGTTGGATCTGAGTGCCAAGTACACAGTGAGATTTACCAAGTATGAGGCTTGGGCAATCAGGGTCAAAGAGTTCAGTGGGACTCTTGGGCAACAAATGATGTTGTCTGCACATTTGGCAATTAAGATACTTGAAGACAAAATTCACAATGCTGTAATACACTGGAGTTGAAGGCAACAATGACTGAGAAAGAATACTTGATACTGGTGGAACAAGGCGGTTGCGGTGACAACGACTACTGGACCGATGATGGATATCCTTGGCAAGGAACGCTGTGCAAGGATGAGAGCGGCAAGGCCATACACTACAGGGCGGTTGAGATGGATAGCGATGATGAGGGATTGAGGTTTAGGGATATCCCCAGAATGCCGAACAGTCCTAGTCCTGAGTGGGAAGAGATGTGGTTGGGTGACACGCACTTCGACCTTGAGTTGGCGCAGAAGAGGGCGGAGATGATTGCCTGCCCTACCAAGGTGGAAGGTGCCAAATGGCATGACACTACTGACCCCCATATGGGATGCCGAGTTCACGCGCTTTATGATAATCCACATGCTGGTGATTATGCTGTGATAACCATTGAGGCTGAGCACTTGAAGGCGGCCTTCTGCAATCACGAGAAATTAATGGTTGTGGTGGGCGATTCCGATGTGGTAATGGTTCAAGGGCGATCTGCCACAGTCGACCACAAGAGGCATGTGGTTGAGGATAGTGTTCGCGGATCTTGGAGACCCAAGTGTGGTAGTGAAAAGGCAACGTTCTTGGTTGACGTGAAATGCCAGTACTGCGGCACGTTCTTGATTAAAGACGGTGGGCGGCGCATAGACAAGCCAAGAGTGGATGCTATCATCAAGGCACTGAAGGGGGCGATGCTCTAATGGCTGAAGTGAATCTGAGAGAACTGAGAACCATAGTGCGTGAGTGCCTTGACGAACTCAAGCTGAAGAACGATATCAGATTGAGTATAGTGAGATTTGGTGGGCGTGGGTTTGCGCGGATGGTGACAATCAAGGATTGGAACTCGGCATTGGATGGTCACAAGTGGGGGCCGCTAGCAAACATGATTAAAGACAGAACGCGCAAGTTCTATGATAAGTTATCGAGCTGGTTTGTGATTGTGGAGGCCGACTGAATGGCGAAAGTGATTGAGGTACAGTCTGACAACCGGATCGTGATTGTGAGCAATGAACCAGTTGGGTATCCGAACTTTGCTAGCAAGAACATTCGGCTGACCTATGCAGAGTACGAGAGGTTGAACATGAAATACGGCGGCCACTATGGAATAAACTGGTATCTCCTTGGTGACAAGAGTGTCAAGTACTTTGACTCTGCCGCTGATGAATGGAGGATTGTGCGAAGATGATGAGAGCAGTGACGTGTGACGCTGACGTGATCAAGAGGTTGAAGTCCATCATGGATGGAAGCGAAGCCTTGTTGACAGAGATGGAACTGGTGTTGGGCAATGGTGGTATTATGCTGAGGCAGCTAGACGATAATAAGGCGTGCATGATACACTGGAATGTTCCAAGCTCGGCCTTGGCCGAGTACGAGTATGACAGCAAAGACAAGGAGACCGTAGTAACCATTAACGCGGGAGAGTTGAAGCGGGCAACAGTCACAGCCAAGCAGAGGCTTGAGTTTCAGCTTGACAACACAGGCGGCGGTGGGCGGTTCATGGTGATAGGTCACAGTGACTTCAGGCACCAAGAGTCATTGGCATTATTGATTCCGAAGGATGATAGGACAAAGAAGCCAAGCTTGCCTTTCACTGTGGGAATGACAATCAAGGGCAAGACCTTCAAGAGCATTCTCAAGTCTGCAATGAAAGTAACGCGGCACTTGACGCTGACAGTTGAAGAGAAGAACAAGATCGTGTTTGAAGGTGAGGGTGACTTTGGTGAGTTCAATGCCGAGTTCTATGCAGATCCAGATGATTGTGTGCATGAGCTTGCCTACTGGAAGGACTTGGCTGCGACTAGATACGATGCGGAATATCTACACCTGTTTCGCAAGTTCATTCTGGGTAACGATGGTGTATTTCTGGAGTTTGCTAAAGACAAGCCAATAAAACTCTCGATGGTTGACTCTCACGGAATCAAGGTGGAGATGATATTAGCTCCAAGAGTTGAGAGGCGGCCTATAAATTTGGGGAGAGCCAAATTATGATGTTAAGGAAAATAATGGAATTTAGAGCAAAGTACAGTGACGTTGAACAAGAATGGGCAGCGATTGAGGAAGACCTCATGCAGCTGCTGAACATAGACGAGGGTGACATAGAGATATGGGCACACGAGTTCTATGATGAACATGGCGAGAATTACCAGTTCAAGGACAAGATTGAATGGTACTTCGAGCAGTTGAAGGCCTTCGACCTGCAGAGAATCTTAGACAAGCTCAAGTCTGTGCTTGAACCAAAGGCAATCATTGGTAAGATGTTGAAGGATAAGCGTGATGGTAGTTTCTACATAGCCATCGATACTGATCTGAGTGTGAAGACAGTCAAGGAGGTTATTGACAAGTACTACTTCTCACGGTTCTCAGGATCCTTTGACGACATTGTGAAGTTTGAAGACGGATTCACGAGCATGAGTCTGATTATCGCTCCTGAGGGGAGTTACTGAGAATGAGACGGTGGCAAAAAACAGTAGTCTGTCCTAAGTGTCAGACTAGGAATGTACTCAAAGCAAGAGAGCTTGTGAATGGCAATATCAAGCTCAGTGTTGACCCTGCGATGATTCGATGCTGGAATTGTGGAAACGATCTACGGGATATCCCGTTGCCTTATCCTTTCAACATTCGATGAGAGTGAGGGGGCACACGCAAACGCAAGTCTTAAATAATTATTACGAGAATAGAGAGTGAGCAACAATGAGCAATCTGTTTACGCGGCTGGCAATGACTATCATGTCTGCTAGACGCACCAAGGAAGAGAAAGATCGTCTGCCTGAGCCTGTGACACCGGAAGGGTACAATGAGACCCAGAAGGTGGTGCAGCTCATGCTGACCGAATGCACTGGTGTCCATCCAATGGATGCTGGTGATGGTGGAAACAGGTCTTGGCAAAAGTGGAGAAAGAAGCTTTACGAGTATCCAGATTTTAGGAACTATGAGCCTCTTGATATCACCAAGTACGGTGACTGTACATACTTGAACCTGAGGCTATGGCACTTCATGACTGAGCACATGGAGTTCAACAGGAGATTGAATGGTGACTTTGAAGAGTTCATGGAGTCCGAGAGAGCTAAGCAATGGTTGTATCCGCACGTTCTCATGGCTGAGTGGGTCGAAGATGGAGTGAAGGAGTTTGGATGGACTGAGATCGAGACTGCCAACACTTACAACTTTGCCAATGTGCTTGATTCAGATATCCAGTACACGATATTCAAGGAAAGGAACCATCCCAAGGTCACGTTCATCATTGTGAGCGTGCATGGTGGCAATGACATTCGTGGTGGCTGGACAGATCCGAAGGTGTTCAAGTTATACGGTTATGATGAGTTTCACCAGGCCATGCGTGAGATCGCAGCTTGGTGTGACAAGTGCAACAAGGAGTGGGCATGTCACGCTGGTGATACTGACAGGTGGGAACCAGATCGTGGTAAGACTGAGGACTGGCATAACTGCTTTGTGTCAACAATCGAACCTGACGATTGTGGTGGTGAATGCATTGAGGTCAAACACAAGGGCTGCGGTGGCAATATTAAGTTCACGCCTCATTTGGAGTGGTGAAAGCAATGCTAGATTGGTTACGAAGAAAGATTCAAAGACTGAAACGATATGAACTTAGAAGGCCTTGGAAAAAGAAGTATGTCCAATGGACAGACTTGGATGCTCAAGTGGTCTCATGGGGGGGTCATTTGTGGGGCGTGGTCAATAGGGTTCTCTTTACAGATGATGATGGATTTGTCACACAGGTCGAAATGACGATTATGCCTCGAGGCTCTAAACCGAAGGCGGGGGATCGATAGTAATGACAAAAGAATCTGTGAGTTTTAGAGATTACATTAGAAAAAGCGAATGGATCTGGGAAGATCAAATTGGTGGGCAAAAGAAAAGTGTTGGAATCAAGTGTTTTGTCTGTAACACATTTATCAAAGACCCTGATATAGCAATACACTTCGAGGAATGTATCATTTCCAAACCAAGGGGGGGGAGATGTGCAGAAGAGTTGGCTGAGGCAAAGGCCACAATCAGGAACCTAAGTAGCGCACATCTCAGAGCCAGGACAGAGATCTCAGACTTGAAAAAGAAGGTGGCTGAGATCCAAGAGGCCAGGACTTTGAGATTTAAGCTTCCAGAGTCTTGGGCATGGTCTGACTGCTTCTTTTGCAGTGAGCCAATTAAGGACAATACAAATTATGACACGTTCATGAGTAAGCCCATTCATAAGGAGTGCCGCGAGAAATTGATAGACGGTCTCAATGCAAGCTACCGAGAGAAGGAGAAGGAAGAAAATGCAGAGGCCAAGCAAGAGTGATATTTTTTGGATAATTGTGATAGGCGGGCTCTTTTTGCTATTCATGTATCTTGGTTTTACAATAGGATGCGATTAGACAAAAGGTGAGAATGTTGGGAAGAAAGAGCAACAAACAAATTGCAGAAGAGAAGGTGGCTTTTGCTACCGAGATGGAATTTCACGCTAGGGTCTTGAAAGAGATCATGAGGCGTGAGGATGAACTGAAGGCCGACAAGGATGATGTGCGAGAGTCTATGGAGACCACCATGCGTAAGTATGGCTTTGACAAGTATCCATTGACCAAGGTTGAAGAGCGCAGACTGTTGCTTACGGTGAAGTTGGCACAGTCGAAGCCAACACGCAAGTTCAACTATGATGGACTCTACGAAGAGGACACGAATCTATATCAGAGCTTGGTGACTCGAGGCTTCATAAGCACGAGCACACCGAAGAAGCCTTACAGAATGACCTTCCGAAGGTTGAAGGCCACAAAAGAGGAAATCGCTAGAGGTATTCACAATGGGCATTGAGAGAGTGATCTCGGAAGAGATCATTCGGTGGGATCCAGATCGCACGTTCTACAGGCGTGTGACTGAGAGAGATGGCATGATAATTGGGTACAAAGTATCCTTTGATTATGCCATGCACACCTCTGCCGAAGATGGATGTGTGAAAGGTATTGTTCTTCCTTGGATTTATGTTGATGGATACTTATGGCTTAGGTGTTGTGACTGTGGGCAAGTGTGGAAAGTCACTAACTCTCCAGAGAAGGTTCCCTGGTACGAAGTGCTGACCACAATGATTCAAAGGGATGAGTCCTAATGGCAGTTAAAGAGACTATCAGATGTGGGCAGTGCAATGCACACATGAAACCGGAGTATGCAGATAAGCAGAGTGTGATTCGGTGTTGCCCATTTTGCGGGTCTCTCTTTCAGCAGCCTGTAATTGTCTTTGGTGACACTGAAGGCACTTACATGATGAGGACTCCCAGGCGGGTTGACCAGCCAACTGGTGAGCCTCTTGATGAAATGACCCTGGAAGCTGTGAAGGCCAAGATTCATGAGTTATTCACATTCAAAGAGGCTACTCCTAAATCATACAAGCGAGCCATAGAGAGGCGCACTTGGGTCTCTGAAATGGCTGATGCACTCAAGGTAAAGACTGAAGCTGACAGAATGATATGTGCCGCTTGTGGTGCTGACTTGAATGTTGATGATGCCTTCACGCATTATGATGAATGCCCGGGAATAGAATGGATTCCTAATGTCGATGCTGGCATGAGGGATCCAATGAAGTGTGAGGTTTGTGGAGTGGTGTATGATTCTGGCACTTCAGAAGGGGCACAACAAATAATGGAACATAACTTGGAATGTCCAAATGCTTGGTGGAGGAAACCAAAAAATGCAAGAACTACTAATTAATGCAGAACAACTTACTATGATTGTACTTGCAGTCATGGCGATCATAATCTGTTGGGCATGTTGTCGGTCAAATGCTAGCAACCTGACCAAGGCGAATATCAACACGATAATCACTAATCAGGACATAATGTTCAAGTCTATCAATGGAGATTTTGTGACAATTGCACGTACCCTTGATAGGATCGAGAGTGACGTTGACTACCTCAAAGGCAAGGTGAACAAGATTGACGAATACATTGACAATCAAAGTAAACAGTGATGAGAAGAATCTAATCTTGGCGCATAAGGCCTTGCTCAGGTCTGCCAATTGGGAAGAGTACATGTGGAATCTATGCCATTTCCCCAGGCATAGGGACACTAAGGACTATCCAACCAGTGAAGGTGCAAAGAGTCTGACCATGCGATTCAAGAACAAGGACTTCTTTGAGTACGTGAACGAGATGCGTGTCAAGAGTCACAAGACGTGGAGAACTTTTGTCCTTGAGGCGGTGCATGGTGATGGTGTGCCTGAAATCATGAAGCAGTTTGACAGGCAATCCAAGGTCATGCTAAATGTCGATTGGGCGAATGTTGAATGGGTGGTCAAATGATGCCATATAGCCACTTCCCACCCACCAAGACCAAGGGCGGTAGTGGACTTGGATATAGGCAGAAGATTATTCTCAAGTGTCTGCAGTATTATAATGAATTGAGGTTTACTCACATTCGGAGACTTGCCTGGTTCCATGATACGAAGGATGATACCTTCCAGTGTTGGGATACAGTGAAGGCATTGGTGGCAAGAGGACTCTTAGAATTGATCCAGCCACGTGGCAAGTATAAGTTGACTGCTGAAGGCATGGATGTGGCGAAGGAGATCTGTGAGAAATATCTCTATGACAAGTATAGATGGTACTTGTATGCAGATATCCCTACACCTGCTCTTGATGAACCCGGGATTTTGGACATAATCATGCATCCACAATTCAAGGATGCGCTTGGAGATGTTGTGAATGGGGCGTAAGTTTCCAAGATTAATGAGACCGCACAGGCGCATGGAAGACCCACGACCAGGAGTGCTTGACAAACCCCGGAAACGGAAGCGAAAGGGTGTCAATGAGAAACCCAAGACGCGCAATTGGGTGATTGACAAGATTAGCAAAGAGCTGTCAAGGAGCATTAAGCCATTGGCCGTCTATACTAAAGGGCGGTCACTTGTGTTCAGTTACAAGTGTCAACTCGAGGTCATGGTAGTCATGTCTGAGTTGTTCAAGCGTGATAAGAAGAGAGCTAGGAAATTCTTAGCAAGGATAAACCCTGTCACTGTGGCACCGTCAGGCAAAGACCTGAGATGGCGGGTGTTTCTCACTACTTGGGATTCAGCCGACATTGACGCTGCATTCATAGAGTCACCAATGGATCTGACTCTTCCTTTTGACAAGTGGTGTGATATTTGGGTGAGGACTATGGAGTGGTATGATAATGAGTGAGAAAGGAATCCCAACGAGTAACATTCAATTGCGTCAGTTGGTGCAGCGGCTGGTTGGTGAGGTCGAAGAACTTACAGCCAGGACTGCAAGACTTGAAGAGTTTACTGGAGAACTTCAGGCTAAGATCACAGGACTCAAGTTCAAGCTGAAAGAGGTCCGAAGTTTCATCAGATCGGACTTGCTTGTTGAGGATCCAGGGATATCTGACAGTCTTATTGACTAATGAAAAGAAGGTGAAGATATGGGTAAAATACACGTGGTTGGATTGTTTGTCATTGGCATTGCTGTTCTGTCAGTACTCATGGTGGGGAGCTATTATTTTTTAGGGTTCTTTGACACATGGGCATTAGTGCCATTTGGTGAACCTGGAACCCTGGAGATATACGGGTCAATGGCGGGTCACACCGTTACGGCAATATTGATACTATGGCCTTTGTACACTTTTTGGATCTCAACCATGCAAAAATTATACTGGGATGATGATTGAAATCTTTGTGTCAACTTGGCGTGTTTACCCGTAGTGCATGGCGAAACGTTGATGAAACTCTAAAATGCAGGGAGAGCAGTTCTGCGTGGCATAGAATGAGTCATTTATCTTTTGAATTACTGTAAATGCGTAATTTTAGTTCCCGTTTGATTACAGAATGGCTCTATTTGGCTTTTAATGGTATGATTCTGACTTTTGCATAGGTTAATAACGGTAATTGTGTAATGTTTACCGTATTGATATGATTGAGAGAAACCCAAGAACACCAAGGTTATTGGAAACGCGAACAGAGATCTGGCAGGCCAAAGGAAGGATGCCAAGAAAGAGGAAGAAGCCCTTATGTGGGAAATGCCATAGTCCTTGTTATGTACAGAAGATTGATCTTGGTGCCAAGTACAAGGGCAAGGAGAGATACGAGCAGACGGGATGGTACTGTAGGAAGTGCAAGATTTTCTACTATCCAGATGGTAGTCCTGACTATCGAGGGGTCAGTTGAAGGCGAACATATAAATACAGTAAATGCGTATATGGGTAGTGGTAACAATGAGCAAAAATGAACCTAACCTAATAATCCATGCTCTCAAGAATAGTCTTGATGCAGCTGAGAACAGTCTGAAAGAAGATGATTACAAAATGGCCCTTTTGTCTTTTCGTGATATCAAGGGCATAGCGTCACATGCTGAGGACACTTTGAAGTCAATCATTTTCCAGGAGTCTAACCGAGATCTGATTCACAAGCCGACACTTGATCGCCTGGCAGAGTGGATAGAAAAGTATCGAGGGAGAACGGGCGGGATTGCAAACACGACTATTGTATGTGATACGATACTTGAGCAGATGGAATTGATGAAAGATGCCCCTGTGTGATAAATGCCCTGTCTGTAAAAGGGATCTAAATTCACGGTGGCACAGAGCTGAGTGGACAGTAAGGACTGTGGAAGAAGATGGCAAGGAGTTCGTGCGAGCAAATCTTCGAGTCACTTGTCTTGATGGTCAGTACCTTGGTGTTTGGGTCGAAGGCATAGTCAAGTTCTTTCATATGAACAAGTTTGCTCAGAAATATTTCAATACCACATTGCAACCGTATCAAGAGGATTTGATCTATGATATGTTGGCAGGCAAAGAGATTGAAATCAATCTGTTGCCCGGGCGTGAATCTTGGTCAAGACATAGAAGATGGTGGGTCAGAAATGCCGTCAAAGAGGCGGTTGAGTTTGGACTTAAGGTTGCAGTGCTGACGACAGATGGAGTGGTTGACGGCAAGGAGTGGTTGAAGAATGAGTGACGAACAGGAGTTGGAGATAATCTATGGCACCTGAAATTAAATTCAACAGAGATCATGCTTTCATGTTTGGTTGCAGTATGTTATACATCGGTATTGTGATATTGGGACACAAAATACTTGGGACTGAGACAATGCTTGCCGTTGGTGCATTGATAGTACTAGGACTAACCGTAATGATAGTTTCACAGAAGGGATAATCTATGGAAAAACAAGAAAGTAAATTTGACGTGGGAACGAAAAATCCTGAAGAGTTGAAGATAGTTAGGAATAGTGATAATGAAACGTTCAAGGTGTTCATTGATGATATTGAGATACCGTTTGCGTGCCAAGTCAGTATTATCAACAACATTGAGGTAAATTATCCGGGTCCGTTTGAGATTCTAGCAGGCAGACCAGCACGAGATGTGAAGTATCTCCAAGGGCCAATTGATATCACAGTAACTATCAGACCAAAGAGGATTGTAGTACAGAATGAATGACCAGAGAAGGAGTTGGGGATAATCTATGGAAAAATCAGATAGTATGTGGAAGGAAATGGTGACACCGAAGATCCAGAACGATGTAGCAGACTTCTGGAACAAGTACAGAGAAGAGAACGGCATTGGTGACAACATCGTGATTGTTATCATGGATATAGAACGATCATTGACACTGGAACTTGGAAGAGTGATGAACCTCTTTGTTGATGCGGTGCTGAGTCAGAGAATGAGTCAGAAAAAGTTTGAAGGCAAATCTGCTCTGCAACCAAAGGTGGATGATGAAGTGGGAACGATTGAGATAAACCTTAACGATATACTTCACTGTCCGAACTGTGGGGCCAAACTTACCAAGGACTGTTTTCATTCGGCCATTGATCCAGACTTGGGTGATGAATACAGGTGGATAAAATGCAAAGCCTGTGTCTGGCAAGAAGAGGCATGAGAAAATGAGTGAACCCGACCAAGGACTAGGATGTGCCAAGAAAGGCATAACAGGATTTGACTTCGGAGTCTGTGAGATAGAAGCGTCTTACTGTCATGTGAAGTGTTGTGCTTCATGCACTTTTTCGAGTGCGAGCTTTGCAAGCTATCGTTGCCAGGTTGAATACTACTGTAAGAATCCTGAGATACTTCAGGCTGCCTTTGAGAGGGACAGCAAGAAGTTTGATTTTGTGACAGAGAGGGCCAAATGGATTGAGGTACTGCCCTTCGGATCTTGCGACAAGCAGGAGTTCAGAGAGAAACGGGAGATGGCTTGAAGAATGAGTGAAGATATGGATTTGCAGGATAGGCATTCGGCAACGTTGGGCTGTACGAACTGCAGACAGATGGTGAGAGTGAGCATAAATAGACATGCCACTGGCAACCTCACAATAACATGTCCTAACTGTGGGCATGAACATTACAGGTATTGTGTGAATGGAGTAATCACAGAAGATAGGTGGCGCTCTAGTGCTCAGATGATTTCTGTTAATTATTATTCAACAAGTGCAACTGCTACAGCAACATATACAGACACGAATGCTGCCTCATCATTTCTTCAATCTAGTTGGCAGAGTACTGATAGTACGGGGAATTGGTGATGCTGAATGGCACCTAAATATGTTAAGTCAAGTGATTCAGATGATACCTTTGAGATTGGTAGAATCAAGCTTGTTAGAATTGGTGGCACCATATACTTGTACACAAGTAGCAGTGTTCACCCTCTAATGACAAGAAAGTTTGGAGACGCTAGGATAGCAATGGTCAATTTCAACACACTGAAACGTGCTCTCGAAAGAATTGGGTGGGGATGGTATCGCCCTATAAAATCCAGGTGGCGAAAATTGAAGGAGCGGTTAGGATTTGTCTAAAGTGGGCAGACCAAGAAACGAGAGGTTGATCACAGACCCAAACGAGATCTGGAAGATCAAGCAACGATATCCGCGAACCCACATGAAACCCTTGTGCAATGTGTGTAAGAATCCTGTCAAGAAGTTGACCATTGACCAAGGGCATGGATCCAAACCAAGGCGTAAGCATATTGGTTGGTATTGTGAAGAGGACAACTTACTCTTCTATCTCAACGGTACTGCAGATTTGGATGCTCGGTTCAATGAATGAACAGGTAGAATATAATCATTTTTGATTACCAGCCTGTCAGATTTCGAGAGTTTGTTGTGGGCTGTTGCCTTCTGCTGCTAGGCATACAGCCAATGAGAAATCATAAGGAATCATGGCAGCAGCAGCAGGATCATGATAACCTTGAACCCCTAACTTAGAGCCTCTTGGTGCTTTTTGCCATTTCATCGGCATTTTGATATCTATTGGTGGGAGTTGCCCCCAGAGATCAGTTGGCTTCTTTGCCTTTTTCCCCCATGCACACATATATACAGTGAGTGGGGGGGTTCCTATCACTTTTCTTAGTTTGCCTATGGGGTTCTCCATAATCCAATATTTTGGTTTGGCCTCTTTGATTATTTTGATGGTGTATTTTACTAGATTTATTTGTTTTAATGTTGCTTTAGTAGGTACACCCTTCGGCCAATGCCTGTAAACAGAAGCAACAGAAAAATGAGTACATGGTGGGGATGCCAATATGATGTATGCACCTTGGAGTTCGGTTGATGTGAGGGTTCCAACATCTTTGATAGTCGTGTAAGGTATATCTTTGAAACGATTATCATTGTCTATTCTGAGTACATCATGTCCACGATTTATGAATGCTTCTGAGAAGCCTCCAAGTCCAGAGAAGAGGTCAATACATTTCATCGTTCTATCCACCATAGAATGCCACAGACAGCAATTGCTAGAAGAGTCAAGAGAAAGAATCCAATCACGAACCCACTGAATAGAAACTCTGAGTCTATCATGGTAAGTATTCTAGCCCCCTCTTGATGGCTCGAGCTACAACTCTGCCAGCATGAAGTTCGACACCATTGCCAAACATCTTTGATTGTGATCTGCGCTTTATGTCAAGCATCTCAGGCCAATCAGGTACACCCATGAGGCACATGATCTCTTCCACTTGGAGTGTTCTACCGATCTTACGACTTGCCTTTCTTGGTTCATCGTGCTTCTTGCTGAACTTGTGCTCAGTTGCTGTCACAGTGGGGAACGGATCGGGGTCTCGATCTCTGATGTTTAGTGGTGGTTCTTCCACAAATGGGAATGTTCTCAGTTCACCGTCTGGGGTCTTGTAACCAAAGGTGAATCTTCTGATCCTCTTTTGTCTAGCTCCATAGTGCCAGGCATCTATCAGTGTTGATCTAATGGCGTAGCCAGGGATCTGTGGCACTGGTGCCTGTCGCACGTTTTCCATGACAAGCCATTGTGGTTGTGCAATAACAACAGCATACACAAACTCGGGTATCATATCTTCAGCAGGGCTACTACCTTGGGCGGCGGGGGAATACATTTGACATGGTGGGCCACCTATGAGGCCAGTGAAAAAGCCAGGAACAATGTTCCAGGTCTTAATGTCACGCCCAAATTCAATCTCTGGACCTTGGACAACACAGAATCCCTCGAGTTCAAAGGCATGTCCGAAGATATCTATGCCTGGGAAGAGACTAAGTACCAATTGATTCTTGACTGTTGCTTCAATTGGCATTGTTACTATTTCCTATCCATTTCGTTCTCAGTCTTTTGGCTTTGTTATATGTGGCCTTAACCATAGCCTTGAAGAATGTGTAATGACTCTGACAGCTGCTAGGGACAGGATTTGGGGTATCATTCATTCCAGTTTCGTACAGATATTCAACATCTTCAATTAGATCTTTGAGATCTTTATACATGGCTTCGTATTTGTCAACTGGCATCTGTATCACTCTTAGTATGGATTTTGTAGTAGGGAGATTGAACAAGCCCACAGTATATGCATCTGATTACGCCATCGCGGTAAATTCCTGGCAGGTGAGTGGCGCTGGTCTGATCTCCCTTACATTCATCTGTCATTCTATCAGTCTTCCTCGGGTTCAAAGACAGTCCCACATTTTGGGCATTGCAGTCTGGAGCAGGAGTATATTGTCTCTTCTCCACAAGGGTGCCCGCATTTAGGGCAGTCAAAATGGTCAGGCAATCTGATCACTCCATATCTCGGGGAGTAAAAGTAAAGTCTTGCTTGAAATCACCTTCTCAAAGACAAGAACATCTTCAAAAATGGCATATGGATGCTCCTTTGAGTCAGGATGTGCAATTGCCCACTTCTTGGTGTGCTGGATTGTCCAGAAGGATCTGAAAGGCAATCTGAACCACCATCGATCAGCAAGCTTGAATCCAGCGGCCTCACAGAGTTTGATGGTATCAAGATCCAGTCTGACAGGCTTGCCCTTCCTGACAAAGTTCTTGACCACAATCACCATTGTGCCGCCTTCTTTCATCACCAGCCAACAACCCAAGTACACTTTGAACATGGCCTCAAGATAGGTCTCGCCAGTTTTGTTGCCAATGTTTTCAGGGTCTTTGGAATATGGTGCAGGAGTGCCTTTCTCTTGCTTGAACTTCTGTTGAGTGCCACCACGATTTTCAAGAGACCCTTCATATGGCGGGCTTGATATCACAGAGTCAATCTCACCAGTAGGCAGGTTGCCTATGTTGGCATCGTCACCGGAGTAGTTGTAGCCACGTCTTGTGACGAATGCACCAACGTTGGTCTCACCCGCTAGTATCTTTTCGACCATTTTTGGTGAGTATCCCCAATTTTCTTCCATTACTCTACGCATGGCTTCAGGCCGATCATCTCCACCAGACCTTTTACTGAGCATGGCACCGTAAGGTGGGCTTGATATCACAGTGTCGATATTGCCATGTTCCATGTTGCCCAAGTTGTCAGTGTTTTCGCCCCAATCTTTCCAACGATCCAGGTTGGCAAGTACAGCCTTTACTGACCTGCCATTGATGAGGGACTGTTTCTCTGCCCATGCCAGTTTCTCTGCTTCAGACTTGAATTTCTTGGACATTTCCATTTTACCATAAGGGGGGCTGCTGAATACAGCATCGACCTGACCATGTTTTAGGTTGCCAATGTTATCTTCTCCCTCACTATACGGAACGGGTACGCTGGACTTACCTCGACCTTTTATTCCCTTGCCTTCAAGAACGTCTTTACTTCCGCCACCTGCTTTGACGCTGAGTGCTTCGGAGTAAGGTGGGCTGCTGACAATTGTGTCAACCTGACCATAGTTGTCAATGTTGTCAATGCTATCTGGATGTTCTGTATCTTTGATTTTTTCTAAGTGCTTGATTTCGGCTTTTGGTGATCTTGGGTTGCCCTTTGTTTTGCCTTCTCGGATTCTCTGTTCGATCTCAGGTATGTTGTCAATCATCCATTGTTTGTCAGCGAATGCCTTGGTGCCAGCATAAGGTGGGGAAGTAACAATGGCATCAATTGCCTGAGGAATGATTAGATCGAGTCGCCTCGAGTCACCTTTCACAATCATAATTTTCCCTAGCTCTCCCGACAGCAAAGTCTGTGACTGTGAAGCTTTGACGTTAGGAACAATCATGGTATCAATGAAGTGTTGTTCAAGCTCAACGCCAATTGCATCTCTTCCCTTTCTGGATGCCATAATTAGCGTAGATCCGGTGCCTGCAAACATGTCCATGATAAGATCGCCTGATTTGCTGTAGTTCTCAATGATCCATTCTAACATTCTCAAGTTCATCTTTGCAGGATGAGAGACTGAGTCGTCATTGAAGAACATGCTCCAGGAACCGAACTTGAGTCCGGCAGTCGCTTGAAACTCGAGTATTTTGTCGGGCTTAGCAATGGCTTCTTGGTAGGATGGTATTTCTGTCATGGTAGGGTTCCCTCTCTATTTGACTTCAGCACTTCTTGCCAATTACCGTACAACTCTTCATGCAACTTTTCATCGGCTCTTTCTTTCTCGGTCATTGGTTGCCATGATATCATCATTTTTAGTGAATCATCATTTTCATCGTCATTCAAAAATGCAATCAGTATGTCATGACCTTTGCGTCTTAGATCAAAAGATTCTGAGATATCCTGTTTGGACATACCATCGGCCATCATAGCTTCAATAATTGTGTTGCCAGCTTCTGTTTCTTCTGTTGTCATGTGATCACCATAAGGTGGTCAGTCGTTCAGACACACAAAGCATCAAGTGTGTCGCCTGGGAGAGCGCAGACCGACTGACCATTGTTGTCACCTGAAAGTGAGTTTGTACCAGATCAGGAATACTAGACATGCCATTCCGAAGAATAAGTAACCTGTGACGCTATTAATACCTTGTATTGCCCAAGATATGAATGCTAGTGCTACAAAGAGACAAATGAAGCAGATTGACCAGCACTGGTAGTCAAGCCACTTTCTTTCTTTCTTTGGCATAGCGTTTCACTCTGTCGCGCATTTCTTCAAGCTTGCGAATTGAACTGGTAATCATCGTATCCCATTGGTCTGGGTTTATTTCTATGCTTCCAGTGTGGGAACCTTCACTTAGAACATGTCTCATGAATGTGAGTGGTGACATTGCATCAGCAAGAAGTCTGTCAATGTCCCTAATGAGGTCTTTGGGAGTTGGCATGGTAGTTATTACGAGTCCCGTAAATATTATAAGTCAATCGGTATAATATTTCGGTGTCAAGAATTGAGTGAATCAAAATGGATTTGCGCTTTTGGAAGAAATTGTGGCCTTGGAAACGGATTGCCGAGATGGAACATGAGATGAAAGATCTTCGCACTGCGGCTAATATGACTGAAGGATCAGCAGCACTCGGGCAGGAGAAGAGAATCCAAACACTTGAATCTTCATCTGTTCAGATATGGAAGGAGATCAATCTGTTGCAAGAATCTTTTGAGACAACAGAATTTTTGCTTGTGACACAACATAATGGCATTGAAAAGCTGAAAGAGTTTGAGAGAAAGCTTAAACTTGTGCTCGAAACAGGTTCCTTTGAGATCTCTGGTGACGTGCTCACCAAACTGTTATCTGACTCTAAGCCTACAACTGTTAAAGAAGATTGAGAGGAATGGTTGTTCATAGACCCGACTATAGCCAATTACCAACCAATCGCAAGGTGGTGATTTTGGCAAGTGGTGGTCGTGACTCAACAGCTATGGTGCTTGAAGCTTGGAATGTTGACATTAAGGATGTAGTCATGGCATTCAATGATACTGGTCTAAATAGAGGTGGAGCCAAAGATGTTCTGCACCGACTTCAAGAGTTGACAGGCTATGAACTTGTGACTACGAAATATGATGGTGACAGGCCAATCAGAGACATACTTCAGGAGTCATTCAAACAGATCCCCCGGGTTTTGAAGAAGAAGAAGGATACAGGGAAATTTTACAAGAATTACTTCTATTGTTGTCATGTGCTGAAGAAGAAGCCAATGGACAATTACATAGATTTGCTCGATGATGATGTGGTGCTGGTACTTGGTCTCAAGGGTTCTGATGGGGCGAAGATGAGAAGATTTCGGATGGCCGAACTACGTAATCAGGATACACTCATTCGAGTTCACAAGCGTAACAGTCGGATGTATTACTATCCTCTCCGTGACTGCTCGGATAGGGATGTCGACATGATTCTGGATGAACATGGCTTTGGCGGAATCCAGAGTACAGGGTGTAACATATGTCCTGTATTTTGTGTCTTTCCTGGTATGAGAAAAAAGGAACCAATGACGTGGCTACGATCAGTAAATCTTGCGCGAAGGCTAGGCATTGAATTTCCGTTGCACGACCAGGCAAAGCTCTCAGACTTTTGCAATGGGTGATGTATATGACAGTCCAATCCTATATCTTGGCTCTGCTCCAAGGCGATCCCGTTAAGGGCAAGACCAAAGTTGTGCATCAACTGTTCTTGATTGCGAAAGAGATAGCCAAAGAGAAGGCCGACTTCAAATTTTTCCCCTATCAGTTTGGCCCTTACTCCACTGTAGTTGCAGAACAATTCAACTCTCTGATTGACCAAGGCCATGTGAAACATTATAGGGCGGGTAATATCCATCTCTTTGAATTGGCCGACTCAGGAAGAGATCTTTTAGAACAACAAGATTTGGATGTACAAATCATGGAGAAGATTCAGTCCTTGAAAGAAGCGACTGCCAATCATCGAGTCAAGGACATGGTTGCTATTATTCGAGCCAAATATCCCCAATATTTAGTAAATGCGAGAATATAATGAGCAAAACCGTTGAACTTATTAGTTTATTACGATATAATAGGGTCAGAGATTGGATGCAGTGGAGCGTTTTTTTGTCGTCTTCCGACATTCTTTCGCTCATTGTTGCCAAACTCCACCACTGCTCCATCTCGACATTCCACCAAGAGGGTGTCTAACTTTCTCCAGGCACCCTCCTTTCAAATGCCCAAAAACACAACGGAGAGAGTTCGTACGGCTCTCTCCACCAATGGGATCCCTGAGGTGTCGGAGTCGGCTCCGAGTAAATGTGCTTGGAACCAGCCAAAGGGAACCCGCCTTCTTCTAAGTGAACTGTTCCAATGATGTTTGGCTACCAAAAGGATCGTTCATGTGAATGACTACATCCTTTTCCTCGATGCCAAGAGGGATCATGATCTGTTCCATTGTTGAAAGCAGGGATGAATGATATATCTCAGGACAAACATCTTCTATGGTAGCCATCTCAATGGGCATTGGATTGATCTTAATGCCATGTTTCTTGATTGATGTGAGTTCTTTGGGAGTCTTTCTCTTGTCACTGGCTGCCGATTTGACGAACTCAATGTAAGATCCGTAGGGAACCAATACTTCGGGTGGCACATGTCTGTATGCATCTCCGGCAGTTGACTTTATCCATTTGGCAAGAGATAGTGCAGCTTTGATGTGTTGTGGTGTAGATGCTGTGTATTCAGCAAATGTCTTTGTCTTTTGCACGCTGTATCTATAGTCCTTGATGGTTCCCTTACGGTTCCATATCCTGACCCAATAGTCGCGCACGATTTGAATTACTATCTCTCGTGCGCCAGCAACAATTACCTCTTTAGGAAGTGAGTGAATGCCCTCACCAATGTCTTTCAATGCGTTAGCAATGCCATTGAGACAGTCCCAGAAGCATTGAGATATGATTGGTGGTGTTTGTCGTTTCTTACCTGCGAGACCCTTGACCACTACTTTGTAGGTGCCTTCCTCAACATAGAAGTAGTTCTTTTTTAGACCTTCATCTTTCTTGGATTTAGAGGCCGCTATGACAAAGATTAGGGCATGATATTCATGTGTCAGTTCGATGTTTAGCACTCGTTGAGACCACTCTTCAAGTTCCTTGATGATCTCAGGAGTGGCACCCACTAGACCTACTGAATCAGTATCACCAAAGATAACTGTCACTCCAGGATATGACTCGGCCTTCTCTTGCAGACGATCAAGGGCGTACCTACCTAGTGCTGTGGTTGATTCGCCTGCAGGTGGACAGTATAGGTTGAACTTCTTATCACCTGTGACTCCAAAGGCAGCAACAATGTAGACCTTGAGTGCCTGTTCAACTGCTGACATTTCAGGGTCTTTGGCAAGAGGCTTGAAGATCTTGAGTCGAATATCCTTGATTAAGCCTATCAACTTGGGCATGATACCTCTATACTTAATGCAGGAATAATGGTCTAATTCTGGAATCTGATTATGGATTGCATTTTTACACTCTTCATGACCGCAGTTCATGGTCTCAAAGGATATGTTGTAGTTGTCGTTTTGTGAAGGATACAAGCTTGAAAAGTCCACAACGTCAGTTTCAATATGTACACCCATGATGGTAGCAAGGATTTTTGCACCCTCGAATGACTTGTTTGTTCGTGACTCTGATTCCAATGTACCAAAGATCCTGAGATCTTCGCGTGTTGGTATTAGAATATTGTTCTCAATCATGTAGCCGTAGAGCAGATTAATGATTTTACTGCTAATTGCTCTGTGAGCTGCATCTTTGAATGACTGTCTGCCAATACGCATGAACAGAAAGATGATTTTGAGCACAATCTCATTGTTAAATTCAGTCAATCTCTGAGTGAGGTATGCATCCCAGAAGTTATACCACACCAGTTCACTAAGAGGCATTTCACTGATTGGAGTGTCACTTTCGTATTTCCCCATGTCAATCAGTGCATGAGATACCTTGTCCAATGAAGTTTCAAGATATTTGTTTTTGTGGACATAATTTTTGATAACGGATAGATTGAGATGTACATTGAGATCAAGATGGATCTTGTTCTCGATTTCAATAGTCCATTCATGACGCGAGAACTTTGGTAAGTATCCCTTGATTGGTATCTCATGTTCAGGGAATCCAAGTGCAAGTGCTCTATTTCTCAGATATGGCATATCAAATCCAAGGCCGTAGAATGTAGAGATGAGAGGATATCCAGGTTTTCTGATTCTTTGGAACACATGTTCTAAAAGTTCATGTTCACTGTGGACTATTATGACCTTCAAGAGACCCCCCTTTATCCATTCGGTGAGCATGGGCATTGACTTGGCCTCATATTTCAGTCCTCTTGCATTGGCACTAAGTACAATCACTTCTCCAGGCTGGTTATCTGAATAGGCAAAGGCGCAACTGATTACAGGCTCTTGTGCCTCTTTCACATCGGGCTTCACTTTGCCATGTGATAGGGTCTCAATGTCAAGGGCCATTCTTTTGATTTTAGGAAGAGGTGTGAATGTCCACTGTAACATACGATCTCGTATCAATTTATCATGGCCTTCGAGCATTTTTTCGTATTTCGTATTAATTGGTGTGATGATTCTCTTAAATTTTGAGTCGTAATTTAGACCATATAGCCAAGTTTTGTCAAACGAGTGTCGATATGGGCGCTTGATGTTGGCTTCATTAGAAGTCTCGAGTCTGTACTTGCCCACAAGTTTGGCTGACTTGAGCCTCACTCTGGCAACTGTTATTTCCTGTTTGCTCAACACATCGTACTGAGTTATCCAATCAATGCCTTTGATGATATCTTTACCACCCTTGGCTTCAATTGTGCTTCTGATCTCTACTTCAGTGAGACCCTTTTGTTTGAAACATGAATCCGAATCAGACTTTGGAATGTAGTGCTTCACTATGACTTGTTTGTCTAGGTCAATGAACCAGTAGATTGGATTGTCTGTCTTTGGATTATATTCATGTCCTACTAATACCATCTCCGACATATCTTAACATCCACCTTTTTTTGATAGTTGATTTGGGAGAAAATTCTTCAAATACCTCAACTCCAAGATATTTGAATATGGGCAGGTTATCAGCGGTCATATGTTTCTCAAGTCTGCTGATGGGCATGTGCATTATTCTCCCTATTTGAGAGATGCTAAGTTTCCCTCTCTCACGCACATGACCTACCATTCTAACCATGACAGGATCTATAATGACTCCAGACTTTAGCCAAGTTTTTGCTATTTTGATTATGTTGTCACTTCTGGCATCTCTATGAGAGGTTGTGAACACATAAGGTGTTGGTACATTGTCTTGGAAGTCCATCATCTCGATTACGGTCTGTGAGCCACGTCTTTCAATTCTGGTTCGACCACCAGAGATGCCCCAACAATAGACAACCGATCTCTCTCGTACAACAGGGTCTTTTGCTCGACCTATGGCCTGATAGAATGCTATTTTGGCGCTTGTCTTTGAGAGTTGATCACCAAGATATCTGACTGACTCATTGAGGTGCAGTGCATCAAGGTGATAATAGAATGCAAGCCAATCATGAGATCCCTTGGGGGGGTATGGCGGGCATATACATATCATGATTCTCTTGTCTGATTCAACCCCGATAGTGAGGTCAGATCTATACCATGTCACTTGCATTCGTGGTATCTTATCATCTCTCATGAAATGTCTAATCAGTGCAGCTGTGGCTTTATTGGCTGCAACAATCATAATGTTCTTTGGATCGTGAGCTTCGGCAATTCGTTTGATGTATCCAGCCAGATCCGTTTGCAATGGCCCACTTCTTTCCTTGTTGAAGAATAGATCAATAATGTTCAAGTTTCTCGAGTCTGCAATCACAAGCTGTGTCTTGTTAGTGCCTCGAGGATCACCAACTTCATAGTTTTCAAAGTTGATCTGAAAGAAATCAGGCATGTTAACGTAGGGCATGGTGGCATCGGTGATAATGACCTGCTTGTTGTACATTCTATCAAACTCACGCACGAATCTTTTTACATGCCTGGTAGCAGGTTCTGTAATCAGAGTAATGTCAACCGGGTGAAACTTGGTTGGTATGGAACTGAGCATCCATTGTGGTTCATTCAATAGGAATAATACGCCTTCAATATTGTGCAGACTAATATTGTGATCAATGGCTGCGCGTTCTATTAGTTCATGATAACCCGAGAAGTTTTCCATGATTCTCATCCTGTCACCAGATTCAAGGAAATTGTCGACTCGTTGGGTCTTTTGAGTGGTGATAGGATCGTCTAATAGAGGTTCATAGAAGGTAACGAACTTACGTACAAAGGTCTCTATCTGTTGGCTGGTGCTGTTGTCCCGGTAGTCCAGCATCTGATTGATCTCATCTTCTAAGGCCAAGAGAATGTTCTTTGAATATTCTGTATGTTTCAGGCTTTGAGGATCTGAAGGTAGAGGCGTGCTACGTCTCAGTAAATGTAGTGACAATGCAGAATGATTTGTCAGGTGGGAGACCTCATCCAACAGTATTACGTCAAAGCATTCTAACAGTTCTTCTCTGAAATGATAAGCATCATCAGAATCTGTTGAGAATAGAGCAAACAACTTGGAATAGGTAATGAACACCACATCTAGGTGCTTGATTTGCTTGTATAGAGTGATGTAGGCACAGCTGCCTTCGCTATTTCGAGTGCCGTTAAGATACATAGTGATCTCAGAGTCAATCATTGGTACTGGAATGCCACTATTAAGGATTGGAACAGGGAACTCTTCGGTTCGATACTTACAGTTTGCACATACAGGTTTTGAGTGATATCGCAATGCATTCCAGGCAAGAGGATTACTCCAGGCAGGGTCAGGGTCAGTACGTCTCTTTTCATTGAGTCCTTTATTGAGGATTGTCAACACAAGACAGGCATTTTTGTTCGCTGCAAACATAGCACCATGTACTTCGACATTGAACTGTTCCTTTGATATGGCAACAGCTTTGACGAAGGTCTCTCGGCCAATTCTGTTTGTTGGCACCACTACTAACAATTTCTTGCCAAGTGCTTTAGCCACAGGAATCATAGTAGTGGTGAGTCCTGCCCTGGTTGCCTTTCGTACAACCACATTGTTAGATCCAAAACTATCCAGGATATCTATGCATTGCTTGTTGATCTTTTCAAAGCCGACATCTTTCTCGCCTGCTAATGTTTTGTCAGGGTAGTTTTGAAGAGGGTACGTTCTCCTGCAGGTCTTGCACATTTCTTCATCTGCAATCTTAATATCCATGCTAGTGGGTTCACCATGAAACTGTAGTTTGGCACAGCCCATCATGAGGTACGGCTTGTATCGGGATCCATATACTTGAGGTAACTGCTCGAGCAGTATATGCTTGTTGTTATCGGAATTATCGACTGCATCATTCACCTTGAATCTGATTACCAGTGCAATCTCTTCTGGGGTATAGCCTTTGTTTGCAAGCCACTTAATCCAGGGATATCGCCCCCAATAGATTTTCCCCTTCTTGCATCTGGAATACCAAGCAGATACGCAGGGGGGGACTACTGTTTCATCAGCAGATAATAGCCCATCAATCTTTTCAATAGTATATTTTTGCAGGTCTGTCAGATCATCATCAACATCAGGCACTTCAACAAAATACCAATCAGACTTTTCATAGTTGGCATCTTTCTGACGGGTGTACAGTCGATAGATCTCGGCCTCAGGTAGTAGTAGTCCCTCGAATTGGAATGAAGGAATACTATAGGAAAGGATTTGTAGATTCTGTTGATACATGTGCTTGAGTATCCAATCGGGATCCCAATTTGTAATGGGTATTGCGAAGTTGAATCGGTCAGGCAGTTTCATGTTCTTGCTGTAAGTCCACCTGATCATGTGTATTCTTTCAAACATCTTGAGGTCTACGTTGATTCTAACTGTCATGCCAGCAACCTTGAGGACTTTAGTCCATTGTTTGAGGTTGGGGTTCCATTCCTTCTCATCTTCGTTGTAATTAAATGGATAGTGCCAACCAGCGCAGGTCTCGTCACAAAGGTGTGGCTGTTCTTTGGTGTCTTTGGGAAATGTGGGGGCATGATCACACTGAGGGAATAGATGCTTGACCACTGGTTGCATGCGCTGAGGATCAATTCGACTTTCGTATCTTTGGATAAGGTGAACACCTGAACCTGAGATCTTGGCGAAGAACTGGTAGTCAGGATGTTGGTCAAGCCATGACTTTACGAATTTGGTTCCTATTCTGATCTTAACATCTCGCAAAAGAAGTGGGTTGTGCTGGAGATGTGGTCGCGGATCAAGAATGTCAATATCGAAGTCCAAAATAAAATACGTGTGATCGTGCCCTGTGGTTGTTCTATGGAATGGTCGATACGGAATGATGCCCTCAACCATTTGGAACCAAGGTCCAGGTCTATCAGATCCGTGTCGTGCTAGGGTATAGGCGTCAGCACCTTTGATAGTATCGTAGTTTATACGACCTATCTTTTTGAAGATGCTCTTCGTTGCCAATCCACAGCACAACCAACTGTTAGATGTGCTTGGCTGTCTATTAAGTACTATGATATTATTCGGGGGGTGTCGTAACATTTATTACGGAATGCGTAACAATAGACCGTGCAGTTCTTCGGAATTGTAACTTGAAACTATGTTAACAAGGAGTTAACTAGGAGTTAAAATCAAATGTCAGACATTAATTCTGAAAAGCGTGCCGAGATTCTTGCCGAGTGGAAGAAAGATGGCACTTTTGCAACACCATTGAAGCAGATTCCCCTTGACAAGCTTGTCGAGATCACTTCTATTCTAGTGGGTAAAGACCTTGCTCCTTTTGCCAAACGATCAGTAGTCAAGACAGTTCTTGACCATTCCAAGCGTAGAGAATATCCGCTTGAGATTTGTGTCAATTACTTGAAGAGTGCAGTGCGGGCTGAGAAGAGGAAAGAGGGTATGCAGGATATGGTTGTGGTTTATCTAGGGTCTCGTGATATCCTTACCCAGAAGAACAACTTTGACCCATTGCGAGTCAGTGGGCATAGATCATTACTTTTGGTAGATAAAACTGATGAGATCATTGAGGCTACAGTCTGGGACATAGGCCCGGGTGAAGAGGGCAGCAGAAAACCGCTTCACTTCTGGCATAAGATAAATGCAATGATCGAAGAGACCGAGTTCACTCGCAGCAGTGGAGAAAAAGACACAGGATTCACATTTGCATTTATTGAAAATGAAGAGCCTGCTGATCGTAAGGACATTGTTGAGAGGCTGATTAAAAAGGCAATTCCATTTGATTCCATAGACCGAGACTCTCATATGTGGCAACCTATTGTCATTCATGGTAGGATGGGCGGATTCAAACCGATTGAAGATTGGCAACCGACAGGCGAAATGGTTCCTATCACTGATACTGATGGAATGCCTGTGATAGATCCCAACACTGGTAAGGCACGAATGCGTGCTAAGAAGGAACCCACTGCTGAGGGCCAACCTCTCATTCAGCCTAGACTTAACAATCCAGACATTGCTATCTATACTTTGGCAGCTAGTGTATCACCATTGGATCCTGCTGAAAAGACAGTGAACAAACTCAAGTTTCGACTTCTGAATAAGAAGTTTGGGAATCATGTCTTTGATCTTGGTGTTGGAATGCAGGAAGTATTTGCTGATGCCATGCAGGAAGACGATCCATTGGATTACCTCTCATCAACATATAAAGGGACTGAGGTTCTGTGCGTAGGAGCAGTCACTAGATTTGCACCTGATGATACTCGGGACATTAATTGGGTCGAGTTTGAAGCATCCCTTGTTATAAAAGTGGATGGACTAACATCAGGAGCCGTTGGACAGGAGATCACCACTACTATACCAACAACTCCAAAGTCGGAGCCTCAGCCCACCCCTTCCAAAGCCAAGGAAGATGTTGCTGCAATTGCTTCAGATGTTGCACCTAAGGCTGTTGAGTCTGTTACTGTTCCCCCATCAGTGGTTGTACCTGCTTCTGTTCCGGTAAGTGAGGGGGAGAAGTCAAAGGCACAGATAATCAGACAGGCAATCATGGAGACTCGAGAACTCTATCCGGCATCTGCTGGGATTGAAGAGATAGAATCTCTTGAGTTGTTCATCATGAAGCCTTACTGTGATGCCAAGATGAAAATCCTGGATGAGCATAAGCCTTTCATCAAGAAGCAATTAGAGCAAGTGAGAAAGGAGAAGGGTGACAGTCCTGTTGGCGAGAAGGCTGATCCAGCAGCTACCTCTTTGCCTAAGGCGGCGTCTGAGAGTGGTGAAGGGCCAATTGAGAGTATGGCACATATCGGGCCAACTCGATGCTCTGGCTGTGGCGAGATTATAGAAGGCAATGTGTTCGATCACTACAAGTCATGCACTGCAATACATGGCGACAAGAAGGAGTAGGCAAACTACTCCCCCCCTTTATTTCAATGGATGTGGAATGAATGAGTGATACATCACCTATGCTTAAGGCAGCTCCAGTATTGGACATGGATGAGAAGATCAAACTTGCAATCTATGGAAATGTTGGTGCTGGGAAGACTACCTTTGGAGTAAGGATTGCGCAGATGTTTCCAGACCTGAAACTGTTCATTGCTCTTACTGAGCCGTTTGAGAATTTGAAGGCAATACTTGACACTTATCCTGATGTTAAGAAGCGAACCGTCTATATCCCAAATGAAGAACAGATGGACAAGATCAGAGAGGTTGGGAAATGGTACGATGAACAAGGCTTTGAATCAGGTCAAGAGATAGCACTTGCTGAGTTCTTGCATTCTGAATTGCTCAAGGTAGCCAATCGACCTGCTAATGAACTGAAAAAGTGGATTATCATGGTTGATACAGCGTCTCAGATTGCAAAGGAACTTGTCAATAAGGTCTATGATCAGATTCACAAGTTGCCTGACGGAAATCCGCTGAAGATTGGTCAGAAGAGAGCACGATTTGCTTATGGACCTGCAAAGAGAAGGTTCAATGTCATAGCAAAGAGACTGTTCAAGTGCCCGACCCATGTAATCCTCACTGGTAGGACTGAGCCACTTGGCAAAGTGAGTAAAGTAGATGGCAAGGTTACATTCGCATGGACAAGAGATGAGAAGCCTGAATGGGATGGGTCTGCGAAGGAGAATCCAAGCAAACTTGGATATGAGGCAACCACCATTGTTCATCTGCATAAGGTCACTAAGATGTATGAGGATGCAGACAAGTCACATGTGCCTCTTGACGCGGAACTATTACCAGGCAAGTACCATACAGAGACATTGAGATGGGCGGAACTCAAGAAGTACAAAGCTCCTATCACAATAGCACCTGTGTTCTTCAACCCGGCACCTTGGGATGTGTTTGGATGGATCAAAGAGAATGTCAACAACTTGCCCAAATCGAGCTGATAGAAGATCAGACTGACATTGTTGATAAAGCCATTGCTGAAGGGTTGGATAGGGTCTATTACGCTCCCGACCCCGACAATCCTAAAGAGGGATTCTTGGTTCAGATACCAAAGATTATCCAAATGACGTACCGATGCATGGAATCAGAGTGCAGCTATATGGTTGTCAGACGATTTCTCAGAGCTGATGTGTTGAAAGGTCACTTTGCTAAGAGGCTTCGATGCTCAGCATGTTATGGTTGGACTCGGGTTAAAACTAAGGGTGCTGAAAGGGATATACCTGTGGTTGATAGAGGCGATTCAAAGAACAGACGGAAACAGGGTTTAGAGCATTGGGCCTAGAGACGACTGTTCTCTCGCCATCAACGGTTAGCTCTACCTCTCCTACAAACTCGGTTCCATTCCCGTTAACCTTTCGATTTACCATCAAAAAATGTTCGGGATCAGGAAGCCCTGTTACGGTTCCAGTGAGATCCACACGATTGCTAGTCTGTTGTGGACTCTCTGGGTTGAAAGTAATCACAACGTTAGAATAATCAGGTGGTGCTGGAGTCGGTTCTTCGGTAACTTCTTCAGCCACAGGTTCTTCAACTACTGGTTCAACTACTTCTTTTTCTTTAATTTCTGGTTTAACTTCTGGTTCAACTACTGGATCCTCGATAACCACCTCGCCTTCTACTTTGAGGGCGGGTGTACCCTCATCAGGTTCAGTGGTGATTTCTTCTGGTTCTGGCTGAGATTCCTCGATAGGTGCTTCTTCGGGAATCTCCGTACTAGGGATTTCTTCTTCGGGTGGCATGTCTATCACTTCTTTGACAGCCGCCTCTGCCTCTACTATCCTAGTAAGTTCGTAGGGTGCCTTAACGCCAACAGGAGTTCCACCTTTGCCCTTTTCACCCTTGAGCAAAGCGAACTCGAATTGTGTCACATCAGTCACCAGGAAGAGCTTGGTTTTAAACCGTTGAACATAGCGGAACAGTCAAAGAACTGAATGACCTGCTCTCATATTAAAGTTGTGAGAGATTAAAAGAAGAGGTTGAATACACTCCCTGCAATAGGTAGAAGGAACCTAGCCATTGATGTGAGAAGGACTGCAATTCCATTTGATATGGTAAGGAACTCCATGTGTGCTCTAATCAGGGTTTCTGCATCTATCTGACTTTGATAGAGATGTTTGTACTCTCTCTTTCTGCGATCAAGTCCCTCTCTCATACACCTAGCCAAAGTGATATCATTGATTGATTCCCTGATTTCCGCTTTGGCCCGCCTAAAGTAAATGTCTTTTCTTACTTTGAGTGGGGCAGTCTGAACCAGCGTGATGATAATGAATGCAACAGTACCCAATGTCGCAAAATTCAGATTGATGTAGTCATAATATGGTGCAATGTCGTTGAATACCATGAGTATAACAGCAGGAGATATGAGCAGATCAAATGAATGAGAAAAGGTGGTGCTCAAAAATCTGTGCATTCCCTTCAGGTTGCCTTTAGGTTGTGTGATCCTAATAATGTCACGTTTGCTGTAGCTCATGATTGAGGCGGCGGTGAATATGGCAAGAGAGAGGCTTGATAGTACGAGAGATATCATTATGGTGTACCTGGTCTCTGTGTCAATTGGGATGAACATGTGGATAGCAAGTAAAGTAGCTGTGATAGTAAAGGCAATCAGGTTTAGCCTTTTGACGGTGGGCTTGATATTTAGTACACTGCCTATACCGTTATTGTTGTTCATTTGCAACACCACTACTAATCAGTAATCATCATCGTCTTTGACTTCCCAAGGAAGTATTCCTTGGACTCTGCCAAAGGGGTCTCGTAACACTCTTCTATCTGTCTTTGAGATCATTGAAACTCCAAGTTCTTTCTGCACTCTGGCCTCAATCTGAGGGCTTGAAACACTTTGGATGCCGCCAAAATATGCCTCATATCTTGGTTCCATTGTTGACATCATTGCAAGAGCCAATGCGTCAGGATAGTCGTCATGGTGTCCAGGAGCTGCACCAATTCTGATGATACCAGAAGGAAGCTTCTCGAATGTGACCATCTGCATCTGATTTATGAGCTCTTTGTTGAGACCTGGAATGATTAACTTGCCAGATCCAATTAATTCGTATAGATTGGCGTACATCTCATTCTTCTTTTGAGATGTGAATTTGACTCCTTCTACTCGAGATATTCCATGAAGCAGCGTTGTTAGTTTCTCAGTGTTGGGTTCTCCAACTCCTGTCTGATCTGCATATACAGACACACAGCCGAATCTCTTAGCCAGTTGTGCCGTGAGGGGAATGGTGATTGAATAGTCACGCTTTCTCTCTTGCATCCAGTTCACTACTCGCATTGGGCCAGACTCATCAGTGGGGGCTTCAACAACGAGTGCCACATAATAGTCCTGAAGCTTGGCAAAATCTACGCCCATGTAGTAGTTCTTTCCTGGCTCTGGGGTCTGAACCATAGGATAATCCTCAGTGGCATTGAGCAGAATCTTGAATGGGAAGTACATGGTAGAATCATCCACGAATAGAGCTTCAAACTCTTGGGCAAACTGACCTGGATGCATTTTTCGCTTGTTACGCTCAATAATTCTGCGTGACATTTGTGTCCTGCCAGTGAGCTTACCTTTCGTGTCGCGTCTGATTACATCAAGTCCGACACCATAGGGATACCAATGGCTGACAAACTGACCTTCACGGTCATAGAGACCCTTCTTAATCAGGGTTTCATCATCATCTTCATCGTAGATGCTGACACCAGTGAGACCCATTCTCTTTCTCTGAACATACCCGTATGGTGGATCGTCATTACTATATGGCAGGCTTCCTGACACTGCATCGTAGAAGTATCCAAACCTACCGAAGGGAGTGCTAATCAGTATGATTTTCCCGTCAGTTGCAGCCAATGCTGGTTCCAGTGATACGAACACCTGATCGGGTACGTAGGCGGCCTCATCAACAACAAGCAGGTTGATGGCATATCCCCGTACTCTGTCTGCAGTCTCACCAACTGGAAAGTTGTAAATTATAGACCCGTTCTTGAATGTGATCTCAGTCTGAATGCTTCTTTCTACATCTTGTAATATGATGGGATTAGAATCAATTAGTCTCTTGATTTCCTTGAACATGATTTGGCTCTGTCGTTGAGTGGGTGCAATAATCATGATTACAAAGGGTTCATCAGGACTGACATCAGGCTTGGTGAATGCTTCATGCACGACTCTGAGAGCCATAGCCCAGGTCTTACCAAGTTGTCTGCCCAGACGTGCCACAATCTCTTTGGCATCATTCATTAACAGTTCTTCTTGATACCAGTAGGGATGTACTTGACATATTTTACGACTAAAGAATACTGGATCTGACTTGAGATATTTCAGTGATTTCTCATCAATCTCAATGCCCCAAGGATCATCATCATTCGTCATTCAGGTCTACCTCAGCATCAATTATGGGCTTACCATCAATGCCCAATATGGTCTTACCTCTTGGTACTGATTTGGAAGCCTTCATGGTCACAGACTTGATTTCAGATCGTATCTCGATATCTGTTTCCGTGTCTGCAAGTAGCTGAGATAGAGTCTTTTGTGGTAGGTAGGTGTGATCACCTTTTCTAAGGACAATTCGGGTCTTGCGATCAATGGCAAGTGACTTCATGATCTGATGAATTAGTCGAACAAGCTGCATTCGCTGACCAAGTTCTCCAGTGTCCTTTGCATCCTCACGGCCTTTGAATCTCTCATACTTGAGTGTCTTGATGTAGTCTATGATTGACACGACAAGAGTGAGTGCAGATACTTGATCTACTACATTGTCAAGACCGTACTCGCTGTCTATTCTGGGCATTAGTTCATCAAAGAGTTCTATTTCGTCAACACACGGTTCAGAACCGTTAGCCTTGTCACACTTGTATTGGTAGGTACATTTGTCGCAACGAGTGAAGAGACCGTCAGCAACTCTTCGGAGTGTAATACTGGTTGGGTTGGGTGTAGAAAGAAGCATTGGTTTGTCAATGACCGTGATATCGTATTTTGCTGGGTCTGCTGGCTTGGGGGGCTTTGAATGTAGCCCGCATCGACCCACCATTTTAATGTTCTCAATCTTTTCATCTGGGATAGGATGATTTCGGCATGGAGTGCCACCTGCTGTCTCCCATCCACAGATAGCATGGCCTACTGATCTCTCCGCGGCTATGACTTTGCGTACCCAATCATAAGGCCATTTTGGATTGATAACAGTCCAATGATCGGTGACTAGCACAGGATGCTCTTCACCGTCACTGGTTTTGACTGACCAATCTCGCAGATTGTACTTGAGAGGATCAGTGGGTTTAGATTCAGTCATGACAGCCAACAAACTATATGCTGGCATCCCCTAAAATCTTTTTAGTACCCTTTCTCTCAGGTCTTTTCTTCGGTTGATATTTTTTGACCTCTTCCGCTAGTCTACCAACCGACTTGCCACGTGGCACCTGCAATTGAACTAATTTCAACTTCTCTATCACGAACATTTTCAGATCGTCAATCTGTTCGGAAGTTGCGTTGCTATTACAGGCCGAAATCTCACCTATGCTTGGCGGTAGTGGGTTAGCAAAGTCGAATGTGTTGTCATTGTTTCTCTTCAAGAGACTGTGGTCTATGAGATGTTTGAGACCCCTACTGACCACAGATGAAGCCAATGTCGTCACTCGTTCCAGTTCGGTCATGGTGACATGGCTTTTCTCTTGCTTGAGATGGATGATACCACACAGCAACAAGACGTGGGTGTTGAACAATCTGATCTCAGGGTCAGGAATCATTTTCCTAGTCCACGCCTTGACGGTTTGTAGGACTGAAAAGAATCCTTTCATGTTCCTCACTCTTTAGGTGGTTGTTTTGCTGGTTGTTTTGTTTCAGGTGGTTGGGCTGGCGGCTGTGTTGGTGGCCTCTTCATAGCTTCTTGATCGCGTTTCCACTGATTAGCAAGTGCCTCATTGAAGAACTTCGGGCCTGTTCTTAGGACAATATCATGGGTGTGGAACGAGTAGTCTGTGTTGACGATTCCTACATTCTTCTCAAGCTCATCAAGCCTTTCGCCCTGTCGTGTCACTAATTGGAACAGTGCATCCACCTTGTTTCGGAGAGTTGCTTCAGACTGAGACATGTCAGCCTTCTTGGATTTCTGAGTTGGCTTAGGTTTCTTGGACATTGCATATCACCTATTTTATGTCAGACCAGTTTGCCACTTTCTGCTCTTTTCTCTCTTCCTCTAAGAGATTAGCAGCCTTCCAAGCTCCAATTGCTGGTGCAATAACCCCATCAGCAGGCGATACCATTTCAACTCTCTTTGATATGCCACCTGTTTCAACAAGTTGTTTGTACACAGCCTCTGAAAATCCTGGCATGTTCATCATTCCGCCAACAAGAGCTAAGTATCCTTCACCTTCAATCTGGAATGCATTGATTGCGGTTCTTGATTCCGTGCTCCTGGTTCTTGCAAAGTCCAGAAAGTCTCTAACCCTGTTGGATACCTCATCAATGTACAAATCCACGACTTCCTTGATGGTATCTCCTTTGACTACCTCTTGGCTGAGAGCACCCCTTCGGGTGAGTTCAACATCGAGATTTTCATTCGTACCATAGTCGTATCGTTCCTTGATTGATCTGGCTTGGCTCTCGGTTGCAGTGGCACCTCTTAGTGCTTGCTCAAAGGCGTTGACGAGTCGCCTATCAATGTCCGATCCACCAAATGTCCAGACAGCCTGATCAATGAGATCTAGTCCTGAGAAAAAGACGGACTCGAGGGTGCTGGAACCAAAGTTGAGGGATAGTACTTGCTTGCCCAAAGCCTGACGTATTGGCATGGCGGATAGAGCTGCCGCCCAAGCCTCACCAATGAACTCCACGCCTATCTTCTTGCCGTGTTCTAGCATTTGGAGAGTGTCCTTGAGAGCAAATAGTCCTTCTTTATGCTTGATCATGGGCAGGCAAAAGACGATTCCAACATCTCTGGGAATGTCTCTCAACAACCAGTTAGCATATTCAAGAAGTAGTTCACAGGACAGCCCCAATGGAACCGCAGCATCATTACGTGGTGTTCCATGAATGAGGGGATATACTTTGTTGGCATATGGATCTGCATTGGTGCTGTACTCAAATACTTCCCCACCTTTTTTGATTAGGTGTACTGGTACTTTACGAATGCAGGTCAGTTCCTTTCGTGGTTTCTCACCGACAGGAATCCCATACATGACAGTCCACTTGCTACCAAGTTTGACTCCCAGGGTATTGGGAAACACTGTCAGACCTTTATCTTCAGTCATAATTTCAACCTCTGTTTTTTACTATATTGGTAATAATTCCTCTACGCAGTCACTATTAAGGATTACCCAAGTGGGAACCCAAAAGGATATTAATAAGTACGAGAATGGTAAGAACGGACTTGGTAACAATGAAGAAAACTTGTGATAGTTGTGGACTTGAAGAGGTCGTCTTAGTCATGTCGGTCTATTGGGCTGGCAAAATCTGGAGATTCGTTAGGTGTGCTGCTTGTAATCACGAACAATACTATGAATGTGATGAATGATGAATACAGGGATTGGTGACAATGGAAGATAATACTGTTTACAAACAAGCAATTCGTTGTGGCAACTGCGGCTCTCTTATGAAGTGGGAAGATGAAAACTGTGAGAGCTGTGGGGCACAATTTGATGTGGATCAATATGCAAAGCAATACCTAAAGTTTAGGGATGTGGATTTAATCAACACCTTGAACATGATGGTTCCTGATGGCAATGCAGTAACTGATGGTAGAGGGGGCATAGGATGGAGTGTGGCTAATCACCACATTTCAATGGGATATGAAAAAACTGGTAATGTTCTCACCGTGAAGGCAATTGTAAAAGCAATGACAGTGTTGCAGTCGGAAGATTGTATGGCTGATGTGATGATTATTCACCCGTTCCAACTGTACGATCTGGTGATGATGCAAGAATTTATGGGAATAGTAGAGAAGGCCGAGGCTGAAAAAATGCGAAAGATGGCTCATCTTGCAGTATCCATAGTTGGCTATGTATTCAATATGGCTGTGATTGTGAACAAGTCTCAACCTGCAGGTACTGTATTGATATTGGATAGCCTTGCCATCCAGAAGCCTGACACTGATAAAGTGAGAGATGCATTGGTGTCACTTACAAGAGGGAGAACACATCTATGAAGATAGAGATTGGGCCTATCCACTCATTGATACACAGAATGCCTGGTGACGTTATCGATATTATCAGGGAAGAATGCTCGTACCAGATGGACAATTGGATGTACGCCAGAGCAAAGATGATCGAAAAGGCCCAAATGTCAGGCAACAACAAAGAGTTAGACTATGCCCTCAGTTGGGATGGTAGGATTAACCTGATGTACGGCAAGACTCAGTTCCCAACGGGCCTAGTGCCTAAGGTGATTGACAGATTACAGGCTGAAGGATACAAACTTACAATCATTGACAATAGGGTTGCCATCAAAAAGAAGTCACCCATTGGATATACCACAGCACTTGAGGTAAGACCATACCAGCAATTGGCTATGGAAGCCGCATACAAGGGCGAGAGAGGCATCATAAAAATGCCCACTGGAGCAGGTAAGACAGTGGTAGGGGCTATGCTGATTGGGAAGTTGAACACACCAACACTCATTCTAGTTACTAAGAAGATTCTCATTGACCAGTGGTATAATGAACTACACAAGTTCCTCAAGCTACCAAACGTGACCAAGGATGGTAACAAGCTTGAATGTGTTGGCAAGGTTCAAGGCCGTACCAATCAGCCTAGTTTCATCACCATTGCTATGATCCCAACGTTGCAGAGTTGGATGAAGAGAGACCCAAGCAAGATCGCTGAACTGATGGGCGTTCATCCTGAGGGTTGGGGATTGAAGATATTTGATGAGTGCCATAGGCTGGGAGCAGAAAAGACATACACCGTCATGATGAGAATACCTACCTATTACTCAATTGGGTTTAGTGCCACTCCACTTGATCGTACTGATGCCAACCTTAGAGTAACGGCAGCTACTGGACCTGTTTTATACAACACTGAACCTGAAAGTCTGATCAACACAGGTCACTTGGCTAAGCCTAAGATCAAGTTTATTCAAGTTGATAGGTTATACTTCGATCATTGGGTAGAGTATCGAGAGGTTTACAAACAAGGCATTGTCTTTAATGTGCAGCGTAACAAGATGATTGCAGATGTGGCTATTCGAGCTGCGAAGGATGGTAAGCATGTTCTTGTCTTTGTGGATATGATTGATCACGGTGGCATGTTATACGCAGAGATGTTGAATGAGTCGAAGGGCAAGAAAACGCCCATGAAGTCAACGTGCATTACAGATTTTGGCTTGATTTCATTCGTACATGGCACACACAATGATAGAGAGCAGATCTTCCAGGGATTCAAGGATGGTCATATCAAGATCCTAGTAGCAACTGAAGGACTGATAGGTGAAGGATTTGACTACAAGGGCATTGACGTAGTTATTGTGGGTGATGGTGGTAAGTCCAGCATTCAGGCAATCCAGAAGATAGGTAGAGGAATGCGTGTGTTGCCTGGTAAGACTGAAGTTCTAATCTACGACTTTGCTGACAGATGCAAGTATCTAAGCGATCATTCCATGCAGAGATCTACCATTTGGATGAATTTAGGGTACGAAGTGGACCTCACAGACGTTCCTTATCTCGAAATGAGGGTGTAGCAAAACCTATATTTACCGAAGCCGTAACAATTAAACCATGCCTTTCAAGAATGACGGTGGACCGAACACAACCGATACTCAAATCACACCACTAGAACCCCTTAACATGTATTTTGAGTTTTCATCTAAAGATGATACTTTAATCATCACCAAAAAGGTGTGGAACCAAGAAAGTAGAAAGTACGATGATGCCCTTGTCGTGAAGTTTGATGCTTCAATGCTTACCAATCTTGGGGAGAGACTTGACAAGATTGAGGAAATGGTGCAAAAACTTGGGGCATCTGTTCGGAAACTTCAACGGAAACACTAAGAGGTTGCA